ACATGATGTCCCCCAAACATATACCGCATTCCATTTAAGATTTTGTTGCCGAATTCCCCCAGTCTGCGAGAATTAAAGCGTTCAAATAGTGCGGCAGAGATAACAGGTGTGGGTACACCAAGAGCCACAGCAGCGTGAAGAGTCCAACGACCTTCACCAGAGTCTGATACTCCCCCATCGAACTTGCTAAGTTTAGGATCGTGCCGTAGAACGTCAGCGGTAAGATCAAGTAACCAAGAACCAACCACGCTACCACGACGCCATAACTCAGCCACTTCAACGGTATCAATATCGTAGCAATAATCTTTCGGATTCTCCATCGGAGCCACCTCAGCATCCCCTTCCTTAATATATTCGGAACCAAGATTACCATGGTGTAAAATATTAAACCCTTCGGCATACGCCTGCATGATTCCATATTCGACTCCGTTGTGAACCATTTTTACGAAATGACCTGCGCCAGGACCGCCGCAATGTAACCAACCGTACTCAGCACTGGTTGCCCTAGTGTGTGGGTCTGTGCGGGGTGCAGAGGCAATACCTGGTGCCAGTGCCCTGAAAATGGGGGCACAGACAGATACTGCTCCAGTTGTACCACCAACCATAAGACAGTATCCACGCTCCAGACCGTAAACTCCACCACTAGTACCACAGTCAATATAGTGGATGCCAAGTTTAGAAAGCCTTTCTGCCCTCCGTCTAGAATCCTTAAAGTTGCTATTGCCATGATCAATAATAATATCCCCGTCGCCAAGTAATGGTAGTAACTCATTGAGTGTGTCCTCTACTAATTCTGCGGGAATAACCAATTGAAAGATGCCAGGAGATTTACCAACTTGACCGTCTTGGTGTTGAACTATTTGAACAAGATTTTCCAGAGAAGTGGCAACTCCACTGACATAACCCTTTTCATACGCTTCTTCAGCTTTTGCATAGTTCCTCCTGTAACCCCAGACTTCGATGTCTTGCTTCATCATACGACGAGACATACCCTCGCCCATACGACCAAGACCAATCATTCCTACTTTCATAATTCAACACTTAAATTGGATTGCCGATGCTTGTCGGCGTTTTAGTTCATCGGCAATATTGCCGAGTTCTTTGTAACTCGCGTCACCGCAAATGTAATTGCGCTGACGACGCTCTACAGCTTCAATAATTTTACCGTATTCTCTCTGAGTAAAATCAGGGACGAATTCGTTAGACATAAAATCCTCGTTGTTTAATTTGGGGCTTGCACTTATGTATCTCTATGATTGAATAGTAATTTTCAACCAGGGGAAGATAGGTTCTATAACTCCAATAAGTCGAAGCAAACCTTCAGCAAAAAGTGCAAGCACAATCCAGCCAACACACATTGAAATAATTGAAGCATTACGATTATGCTTTCGTATTGCATCATCGATCATCTCCTGTACTTGTTCTTTAGTCACGACGTGACTAGGTTTGATTTCCTCAAATCTATGTGACACTGATCAACTCCATTGCCCTTGATAGTTCTTGTGAGTGTTCGATCTCATCATTCATGATATCAAGGATATCTTCATCTGGTCCATTTTGTTCCAGATACTTTGCATATGTTTCTGCCGCATGAATTTCTACTTCGTATGACAGATGGTATGCAGACACAGGAGCCACCCAGTAATAAACCACATTGATCCAATAATAGAGGAGTACGAGGTGTCTGGCAAAAGCGCGATCAATCCAATAACGATTACCGCCCCTGCTTTCCATGTATTCCAGATGCTCTGTTTCGTTAAGAGTTTGAGCAAAATGTTCCTCCATCAGATAGATGTGTTCTGGACCCCGCAATCCCATGGACTCCCTCAAGTGTAGAACACTTAAGAACGCGAAGTAGGGTGCCCTAGCAATTTCTTCAAGCACCCAGAAGCGTTGGTAGTCTCTGCCCTTATACAGGAAGTCAATGATTGCTACCGTGATATTCAGAGTAACTTCATTGATTTTTTTCATCATTCAACATGTACTGTACCGATCATGCCCGCCCCTTTGTGGGGAGCACACCAATAAGTATAGTCGCCTGCATCAGCAAAAACAACATCAAACTCCTCACCTGGTAACATTGCAAGGGATTCATGACCAAGATCAGGACGACCCTCCACAATCACGTTGTGAGGAGGAAGCATGTTGTTAACAAAATGAACGGATTCACCAGCAGAAATAGTAACCTCTGAGGGTTCAAAGACTAGGTTTCCGTTAGAACCCATCTGAACATCAACTGCCCATGCTGGCATAGCAAAAAATAGTGCAGCGAATAAGGAAAGAATAATCTTCATAGTACCTTATGTAACTACACTATCTATGACTGGTGTTTGAACGTATTACCTTTAACTGTCAGGCATTGCTGACTTCTTTGTCATGGCGTCTAATTGACCATCGACATATCCTCTTCGGTAGTCCCAAGTTTGACCACCAATAGATCCTCTCTTAGGATTAATACACTTTGGATAGTCGGGATCTTCTTTACTAATATTGTTACAGACTAGTCCAGCAAGGTCCATCTCGTTACCTTTGCTTCCTGTACCAGTCCAGGTATGTTGTCCGTTAAGCCAAACGGCACCACACTTCTCGCACTCTTTCCGTTCCATGGAAAAAGACGATACTTCTTTGGGATCAGTCATATAATGCAGTATCCTCTGATAGTGGTTTTACCTATTTATTGTAACACGTTGATGCAATTTGTCAAGCAATCAACAATTCCACGCTCTCAATGACTTGGACAGACGATCATCCCCAGTATTATTAGAGGGTTTCTGTCTCTTTCTCATACCCTTCATTCTAGCGCAGAAGGATTTCCTGCGGGGATTTCCAACCTTCTTGCTTGGTGCTTTAAGGTCTGATCCAGGATTCTCTCTTTCATAAGATTTGCGTCCCTTTTCGTTGAGTCCCCCTTCTGAGTTCTTTCCTGCTTTTTTGGTCCAGGCTGCCCCTTCATTTGTTACTTCTTCCTTTTTGACGCAGCGGTTGTACGTTTTGCCGAAGAGTTTCTGGGATCCTTTCTTTTCATAACCTTTCCAGCATTTCTTTGCTTCGTTGGTTACTTCTTCATTCTTTGGGCGGCAATCATTTACCAACTTGCCTCCCTTCATTTTCATGCCTACTTTTTTATGCGTCTTCCAACATTCTGCTTGGAATTCAGCAAAGGTTTTCATACCTTCAAATTCTTCTTTTTTGCTCTTGTTACCCCAGTTTGCAGCACCTACTTTTCGACATTTGACCAATGCCCCGCTGGCATATGCGCTCGGCCAAACAGAATAACGAGATTTAACTTTTTTGTAGCAAGCGTCCTTCTCACCCTTGCCTTCGATTTGTAATTCTTCTTTTTTCAAACCTAAACGTCCTAAGATAGATTTTTTCTTTTTGGGAGTTGACTTATGACCATGACGTTTGGCGTAGTCCATGTAGGACTCACCTGGTCTAAGTTTTTTCGGATCTGATTTTGGTTTAGACGCAGCAGCACGATCTTCGCGAGCACGTTGGTTCGCACCAGGACCACCCAATTTTCTATCCTTGTCAGGATCGGGATGCCAATAGTCTCCCCTTTCATTGATAGTCTCTTCTGTTTTCACGTTGATTGCCTTACCTTTACGATCAGGATTCGGATCTTTAGCATTCTTGCGACGGAATGCTGCATCCTCTTCCTTTTTATTTAGGTTGCGTTTCATTTTACTTGAACCGCACTTGGGTTTTGTTGTTTGTCCAGGTTGCTTTGCACAGGGTTTTCCTGCATATTTACCACCGAGTTGAACCCAACCAGGCTTGCCATCAGAAGACTTACTCTTGCTAAACCAGTCACGGAGAGAAGAATCACCAGATTTGTTTTCTTCACCGAAACCCTGTCCTGACTTCCACGTTGGTTTTTTCACTTGTTTTTTCTGTGCGAGTTTGTTTGCTGTGGCATGCATAACTTCTTTGTCACGCATTCCATAAAGATCTTTAAAGCGACGAGAGTTTTTACTCTTCATCCCCCTAAAGATTCTCTCTGCTTCCTGGTTAACTAGTGGCATATCAACCGATCCTTTGAACTTCCTCAACAACGATTGCATTACCAGTTGCAGCAATACTTACACAACGTTTGACGATTGCTTGGGGACCGCTGTAAGCGTAAGTGTAATCAGCAGATGCAGAAGATGAATCGATATCAGTGCTGATTGTGTTTCCTGTTGCAGCAGTGATTTTCTTGCCAGCGGTGCCAGCAGAAAGGAAGTTGGAATCGATAGCAGGCGAGGTGCTAGCATCTTCTACAGCGATAAAATCTCCAACGGAGAATGGGTGTGTATTAGAAACTTCACCAAGGTTTGTACCGAGTTGATAGTCTGCCGTACTATCATCCACTGCCTTGACAATTCTTGCTTGTCCAGGTTTGCCACCCTTGAGAATGAGTGCTTGGTCTTGAATCAAAGTGATTGCAGGACCACCATTAAATGCAACTGTCGCATCACCTGCAGTTGCAACTACGCGATAGAATCCAGTTTGAACAACTTGGTATTCTGTAGCATCAGCAGCGATTGCATTGGTGCTTAAAACATTTAAAACTGTCATGTTATTTTAATTCGTGTCCTCTTTATTTATCTCCTTTTGTTGCTTTAACATTTTCTGTAACTCCGCTGTACTGCCAACAAACATCGTGTTATTAACAGTAGACGGTCCAGACTTCTTTTCATCGGCATCCAACTCCTTCATTTTCTTTTGTAAGTCAATGAGTTTATCTGCAGTATCTGCTACGTTTTTGATAAGTTGACCTGCAACTTCATAAGCACGAGGATGATCTGACGCTCGTGCCACGTCAAGTATGCCATCAACTGCCTCCTGTCCTTTCATTACCAAGTTGTGAAGTTGAGCACGAGATACTTCGTAGTCATGCTTCACATCTTCGGTATCAGATTTTTTCAATACTGGTTTCACTTTTTCCACATGTTTTTGGAGTTCAGAAGGTTCTGTTCCAAAAGCATCATTTAGTCCATCAGAAGGATTACCCATTTTTAAATTGCCTCGTCAGCGCCACTTGTAGGATTACGTTTCTTATTGTCTGTAAAGTCTGCGAAGGTCTCGCCAAATCCGAAATCATCATCAGCATCTGCTGTAATCGGATCTGGTTGAACTGTGTATCTGACTTCTCTTGGTGCCGAAGTTGTATCCGTAGTAGAATACATATCGGTGATAACCTTCTTGATGACCTTGCTTTCGGTAACAGGACCGTATAGATAAGTTTTTACTGTAAACTGTAAAGTGTAGATGATTGCTCTGCGCTGCTGGAAATCACCCTCATAGTCATCTTCATAATCAATACTAGTTAAGACTACAGGAACATCCTTAGACTCGTTCATTGCCGCTAACAATTTAACCGAAAGGTTATAATGCGGTTGGAAGAATGGTAGAATTTGTTCTAAGATTTGCAAACCATCTTCTTGATTCTTAGAAATGATTGCAAGTTCAAACCCTAGGTTGTAGGGGACGGGCATGAAAACATTACTGTTTTTGTCCGAATCTTTTGCAATTTTAATTTTCTGAGTAGGTGATACTTTCCTACCAGAATCATATTGAATGCTATTAATCTCAAAAGAAATTCTAGGTAGAGTGATCTGAACTCTTTTGTTAGTCGGATCAGGTACTTGGTCTAGACGCGCCAGAAACTTTTGCTTAGGACCATATGCCAGAGGCACTTTCATCACCTCGTCAGAACGACGAATTTCAATGTTGTTGAACAAAGTTCCAAACGCAACAACAGTCTTTCTAAAGATTTCGTTATATGAATATGTGCCTAACATCAGATTGTAGTGTCAGTAGTTGAACCAATTGAACCAAAGGGGTTGCCTTCGGTAAAGTCGATAATATCGTCGTCCGCTGTTTCAAATGAATAGTTTTGGTCGATGCTATCTGCAGTGTTGGTATTATTTAGAGTGTTGTAAGACTCAGGACTCCAGAGAGCACCAGAGGTAAGACCTTTCACGGTTTCGGAAGTGTTGAAAGTTCCTGACCTGTTGATGATTTGAAGTTCTCTTGAACTAGAGTTCCAGGACTTGACTTCTGCTCTACTATCCTTGGGGGAGTAGTCCACTGTGACAGTAGGCGCAGAACTATAACCGCTCCCACCAGCGGTGACAGTAATGCCAGTAACGATACCAGCACTAGAAACTGTAGCAGTCGCTGTAGCACCATTTCCACCACCTCCTGTAATTGTGACTGTTGGTGGTAAAGCAGACTTGTAGTGCTCACCACCATCTGTAACTGTAATAGCGTTAACTGCATCGCCAGAGATTGTTGCAGTTGCCGTAGCAAGGTAAAGATCACCAACGATCTCTTCACCAACTGTAAAGTCTCCAGACCCACCTGCATCCATTATTAGTTTGATGCTATTAGCAAACGCTGTTTCAATAGCATCGATTTCAGCAACACCAGTGTCGATTTCTTCGTCGCTGTACTCGAAGAGTTCGCATTGACATTCCCAAACATATCCTTTTCCTAATTGGTAGAAGGGTCTTTCTGCTTCTACAAATTTAATTTCAAATAAATGTTTTGTTCTAGGGAAATAGATTAGGTCCCCCTCGTTCGGTCTTCCTTCGACATTAAGGACTTCAAGGTCATCAACCTTTTCTTTAAACTTCTCACGGGAGAAAATAAACGTTGTCTTGTCTTCGACGCGAACTCCAAATTTGCTAAGTAACTCGCCTTGTCCTTCCCATCCTTCAACATTATTGACATAAGCCCTGACGGACCTCGCGCTGTCAAACGTCGAATCAATGTCTTCTCCGAGGATTGTATCACGGTTGACCAACGTGCGAGGAAGGTAGAAAATATCTTGCCCATATATTTCGATGCTTTCAACAATAAGGTTCTCCATGAACTTCTGCTCTTGGGCAGAACCATTGACATTCAATCTACACGCTGATGAGTAGTCTGACTGTACGCAATCTGATGGAGTTTGGTTTGAATATGCCATATTAGCCTACCAGGTCCAGTGGGGGAATTTCATATGTGTCACGAACTGATTCTTCAAGATCTTTCTTGAATTGACTTGCGTCCTCAAGAATTTGACGACCGTTAAGAGTTACACCACCAAGCATTTGAATGCCATCATACTTACTTAGGTTTCTACCCCATTGCTGTTGGAATAGTGCCTCAACATAATCCTTTAACCAAGCATCGTTATACATGCCAGTAAAAGTATCAGGATCTTGACGCATGACAACTTCTACAAGAATAAAATCTCCTGCTGTCAAATCGGACCAATCCATGTCAAGATACAGTCTGCGCTGATGCTCATTGAATCGGACCCTACGATTCGCTTGAGAGTTAGTAACAAAGTCCAAAGTCTCAAGATACTGAGAAGTCATGAAATAATGCAGGATATGTCCATGCGTCATTGCATAGATATCATTCAGAAAAATTTGGTACTTAATATTAAATATGTTTCCAGGAACGATACTAGAAGCACCGATCTGAGTATAAACATGATTAACAGAGAGGACCCCTGGTGGGAGTGAAACGTATTCATTGCCTTCTGTCCAATCAGTGCCTGAAATAGCACTTCCCGTTTTAGCTGCCGTTTTAATAGCATCGGTTACCTCAATTTTGATGAATGCTTTGTAACTGCCGTTGTAATGAAACTCCTGATAATAATCAATCGCCTCTTCTACCAGATCATCCAGTTGCTCATCACATACGTTAATATCGATGGCAGGGAATCCTAAGCGTCTGAGAGCATAGTTTTTTAACTCAGTTTTAGTAGCGGGTCTAGTTGTTGACATTTGTTATCAAGCGAATGAGGAGATAGTGAGGGTAGTAACATCATTTGCACTGATGACTTCTCCCTTCTTGAAGAAACCATCTACATTATCAACGGTGATTTGGTTAGTACCAAGAGCAGTAACAACACCTGTAGTGCCACTGGTTGCACCTGTGACAGTTGCACCGACTTCCATCGTTGTGATATCAGTCAGATTCAGTGTTGCATTAGTAGCGACAGTCGCGATATCAACTGTGCCACCTGTTGCAGGATTGCTACCATCAGCACCAGTTGCCTGAACAATGGTGATTGTTTCAGCAGCAACATATCCAGTGCCACCATCATTGATAGTGACGTTGGTGATTGCACCAGCAACTGCTGTGATATCAACAGTCAGAGATGCAGATCCAGAACCACCTGTTGTTGCCAGAGCAGTTCCTGTGACATAATTAGAACCACCTGCGAGAGACGCCAAGTTCAGTGACAATACCTTACCAGCATTGGGGTTAGTAATAGTCACAGTATCAGAGATCAGATAATCAGAACCACCAGCGTTAACTGCAGCGGCAGTAATTACACCACCGACGACAGTAGTATCAACTGTCAAGGAAGAACCTGTGCCACCAGCGGTAGCAACATTAGTTCCTGCAGTGAATCCACCGCCACCACCGTTAGCAACACCAAGGGTAACAACAGCACCAGGTGTAGGATCACCTGACAGGTTCAGAACCAAAGTGGTAGATGTTGCCAGGTTGTTGAGCATTGCCCTCAGTTGCTCAAACGCATTATCGAGTTTAGTTTGAACTCTTGCTTCAGTGTAATATTGATTAGTTCCTTCAGAAAGATCTGATGTGGATTTGTTGGAAAGATCTAAGTTTGCACCAGTTGCAGCGGCAACACGAGCGTTAGCGCGAGCATCTGTATAGTAAAGATTAGTTCCTTCAGCAAGATTAGTAGTAGATTTAGTTGCAAGACTCGTATCGAAACGTGCCTGAGTATAGAAGACGTTAGTAGAACCTTCAGTTACATTGTCAGTATTGATATCTGCTTGGGTAACAGAAAGAGCACCCGAACCATCGTGAGTAATACCAGTTCCGTATGTAAAGTGCGTGCGTGTGCGTGCAGCAGTAGTAAAGAGATTCGTTGAACCTTCAGTTACGTTATCGGTGTTGATATCTGCCTGAGTGACACTAAGAGCACCACCAGCACTCAGTTCTACACCTGTGCCGTATGTGAAGTGTGTGCGGGTCCTAGCAGCGGTTGTAAAGAGGTTTGTCGAACCTTCGGTTACATTATCAGTATTAACGTCTGATTGCGTTACAGAGAGCGTATAGGTGCCTGCAGTGTCATCATATACCTTGGTGATACCAGTGCTTGCAACAAACAGTGCATCAATTCTGTCATCAACGCGCTCATTAGTGAAGTAAAGGTTAGTAGAACCTTCAGTGATGTCATCAGTATCATGGTTAGAAACATCAGATACTTGACCAGTGACATTACCAACCAGTGCTGCAGTGATTGTACCAGCAGCAAAGTTACCAGATGCATCACGAAGAACAAGGTTGTTTGCCGAGTTGCTTGCTGTAGAAGCAACGTTAATTGTTGGATTACCAGAAACACCATCAGCATTCGTCAGTGTAATACCAGAGGATGCTGTGACAGCAAGTGTGCGCTGAGCATATGTGTTAGCAGCAGTTCTAGAAACGAAACCAGTGCCAGACATTGCAGCAAGTGCAGTGATGTCATCATCAACATATGTTGTATTGATGGTTACATCAGCAGATCCGTTAAAGGATACAGTGCCAGAAACAACACCAGCAACTGCGATATTTCTTGCAGTCTCCAGAGTGGTTGCTGTAGAAGCATTACCAGTCAAAGCAGCAGTGATAGTTCCTGCAGCAAAGTCACCGTTAGAGTCACGGTTAACAACTGTAGATCCAGTGTTTGCACTTGCAGTTGTCATGCTGTCCAGAAGGTCAGCGTTCAGGTTGTTGATCTTGTCTGTTGTAGGAATAACCAGAGCAGGACCAGAAGAAACTTGAGATGTGATCTGACCATCTACAGTCAGGGTGCCATCAATGTTGGCATTGGCATCAACATCAAGAGATGTGCCAGCGCCAGTAACATGAACAGAACCAGCACGAAGAGCACCGTCTGTACCAGAAAGAACTTCAGAGTTGTTAGTTGCACTTGTTAAGAATGCGAATTCTTGGGAGGATCTGTCGAATCCAAAGAAGCCAATTTTAGCAGAGCCGTCATAGTAACGGAATTCAACACCGCGATCCTTAGCATCATTTGACGCGGGTGCTGTGTCACCACCCACAGTAATAATAGGGTCATCGATAGTTGTGACCGTAGAATTGACAGTAGTTGTCGTTCCATTGATAGTAAGGTTTCCAGTAACAGTAAGATTAGACTCAGCAGTTACATCACCACCGATGTCTAGGGTGCCACGAATATCAGTATTACCATTGTCGGTATCAACTGTAAATTTATCAGCAGCAGATCCATTTTGGATAGCAAATTCTTTATTATCTGCAGTGATAGTCACATTGTCGTGAGTTACCAAAGCACCAGAGATGTCTGCACTGCTATTAAGATCCAGAGCACCTGTCAGTTCAGTAGCACCATAGATTCTTGCAGCACCACCAACAGCGAGGTTCTTACCAACACCAGCACCACCAGTCAGACGGAATGCACCATCAGCAGCATAAGAACCAGTCAGGGTTTGCTGTGAGTTTGCAGTCAGAGTTGTGACACCAGATACACCGAATGTATCGTTGATCTGTGTAGCATCACCAACAGTTAATGTGCCGATGATGTTTGTATTACCGTTATCAGTATCAACCTCAAACTTAGCAACAGCAGATCCATTTCTGACAGAGAAGAGTTCGTTTGCAGCATCAACAATCAGAGAATCGTTGATAGTTGTCTGACCCTGAACAACCAGAGTACCGTCAGTTGCGATGTTACCTGATGCAGAAGCAACGGTCATCTTGTCCGTGCTACCACTTCTAACAGCGAAGTTAGCATCAACATCAACAGTGTTGTTGAATTCTGTTGCGCCAGTAACTGTAAGTTGAGCACCGAAGGTTACATTATCATCAACATTCAAGGTAGAGTTCAACTCAGTATGACCATCAACGGTCAATGTGCCTTCAATGTTTGTATTACCAGTTACATTATCGACAAAGAACTTATCGGTTGTGCCGTTTCTAACAGCGAAGTCTGCATCAACATCGACAGTACCGTTGAACTCAGAGTTGCCAGCAACGTCAAGTGTGCCTTGAATATCGGTATTACCAGATGCACCAAGGACAGAGAACTTAACAGTATCGCCAGAGTTTCTTTTACCAACAAACAGACCTTCACCAGATCCTGTACCACCAACATGTAAGGTAGTGTTAACACCAGCACCACCAAAGACTCTCAGGTTAGAAGTGTTGGAGTTTGAGAATGATGGTGTGTATGTTGCAACAGAACCTGCCCTCATCTTATATCGGATGGACAGGTAGTTTCTTAGACCGTAGTTCTCAGTTGCGTCTTCTTGCTGGTTAAAGTCACCATTCAGGAAGATGTCACCGTTGAACAATACATCCTTATCAAAGTATCCACCACCATCTACTCTTAATGCACCATAATCACTATTTTGAATAGTGTGGGGAGCACCAGATAAGATATCGGGTTCATCTACAGATTCAAGATGAACCAGACCAGAAATATTTGCGTTATTATTAAGATCAAGAGCACCAGTAAGAGTTGTGCCTTGAGTTACTGCGAGAGTACCAGCAACGGATGTATTACCAGAAGCAGCAACAACGTTGAACTTGTTAGTATTAACGTTAAGGTTGCCAGTAATATCAGTTACACCACCGATACTTGCATTACCAGTTGTTGATTGGAACTCAATCTTCGTAGTTCCAGAACCATTATTAAGTTGTAAAGTCTTAGAAGCACCTTGCAGTACCACACTGTCATCGAAACGAGATGTGCTAGTAACACGCAGTGTGCTATCAACATCCAGAAGACCACCGATATTGACTGCACCAGTGATACCTGCACCACCAGCAACAACCAAATCACCAGTTGTGTTGGAAGAAGATGCAGTGCCAGTAGTTAACTTAAGGTTACCAGCAGTAATACCAGAAGCAGTACCAGAAAAGACTTCGGAAGAATTTGTAGCAGCATGAAGGAAACTATAACCACCTTCATGACCAGCCAGATCAGTATAGTTAGTATCCCAACCATAGAAACCTAAACGTGCTTGAGAATCATAATATCTAAACTCAACACCACGATCCTTGCTATCATCAGAAGCAGGAGCAGTATCACCACCAAGAGTGATGATAGGATCGTCTAATGTAGTAATTGTCGAATTGACTGTTGTGGTTGTACCATCAACTTGAAGATTACCACGAATTGTTACCAGACCACTAACATCTCTATCGTCGTTAGGGTCAATGAAAATATTACCAGTACCACCCAGATAGTTTGCCTGAATTCTCAGATCTTCTACATGTACCTTACCACCTGCATCAGTTGTATCAATATCAACAACATTTTCTGCACTAATCGTGACTGTGCTGGTTCCAGAACCAGAGTTAGTCGATTGAATAGTAAGATTTCTAGCATCTGAAGAGTTTTGTGTCAGAGAGAGGGTGAGGTTACCATCTCCAGACTTATCCAATGCTTGAGCAACAGCGCCATCAAAAGTGATGTCAGGATCAGAGAAGTACGAGCGTACATTGATATCAACTTCGCCAGCTCCGCTGTCCCCTGTATTATTAGCGCCAAACAGTAAATTACCGCTCGTGTCATTAACTTTAAGATAGTTAAGACGATTGAATCCTCTGTATCCAGTGGTTGCAGTAAGTTCTTGATCAAGTTCAAAGTGCTCAACAGCACTACCATCAGCAAATGAAACACGGTTATTCTGTAATTGAAGATTATCTACACCTGCAGCAGCAATAGTTACATGACCGCCTGCGGATACATCGAAATCCTCCTGTGCAAAACTAGCCAGTCCCTTCTGTTCCGTTGTTTCAGCCGCGAGGTAGCGCCATCCTCCATTATCACCACTGGAATGAGTAGGAGCACCAGCACCAGCAGCAATGTCTTCATATGCTTGATATACTTTGGATGCATTCTTGATAATATCATATCTAGAATAAGTCGTACCTGCTGCATAATCTAGGGCAGTTGTTCCTTCAACTGCTGTAGCAATAGGTACAGTTGTGGCAGATGTTAAACGACCATAGGCATCAACACTGAATTTTGTTGCATTAACAGTCTGACTACCAGCAACAGATGTCAGGGATTCAGTATTATAATCACCTGCTGAAACAGTTGTTGTAATCAGATCAATGGTTGGGTTACCAGAAACACCAGAACCATCGTTAACAGAAATTCTACCAGCGTTACCAGTGATTGTTCTGGTTTGCATATTACCACCAGAAGCCCTGGCAAGCATACCAGTAGTGGTAAGACCTGCAATTGCTGCCAGGTCAAGGTCATAAGGTTGAGCAGATTGTCCCTCTACAGTTCCATCCAGACCATATGCAGCAAGGGTTGTCGGAGTTTCTGCATTACTAATTCTACCTTTTGCATCAACAGTGACCTTTGTATAGGTGCCAGTTGCAGATGCAGTACCATCATAGTGTGGAAGCGTAGCAATTAAATCTAGAGCAGCATTAATTGTGATGTTGGTGGAACCATCAAAAATAGCAGAACCTGTAAGGTCATCACCTAAAGTGATCTGTCTAGAAGATGCAAGACGAGCAGCGGTTGAAGCATTACCAATTAAGGTTGCTGTAATCGTACCTGCAGAAAAATTACCATCAGCATCTCTTTGTACTAGAGTATTTGCCGTATTGGATACAGATTCAACTGGTCGTTCATATCGAAGAGTGTTCCATGCGGATACACCGTCACCAATTTTGAACCGACCCGTGTCAAGTTCAATCCCTAATTCGCCCTGTGCCAGGGTTGGGTTAGAGTTTGCCCATTCTTGAGCGCCACCACGCCTTAATTGAATTCTATTTGCCATTTTTTACGACAACTCTACAGAGATAATGCTTCCAAGTTATTTATGCTAGTAAAAAAGGGGAACAATGTCCCCCTTTGATTATTCAGCGGTTACTTCATCAACCTCATCTTCATCAGGGGGATGGGAAGCGGTTTCTTCCGCCTGAGGATTGTAATATTCTAGAGCTTCGATTGCACCCTGAAGTTTAAGTGCAACGTTCTCATTCTCTTTGATTTTAGTAGCGAGTTGTTGATTTTCATCAATCAATGCCTTGAATCGCTCCTTGAACTGTCGGAGCATTTCAGTTTGAGAAACTTGTTCAATTGACATAATAAACTATTTTTGATTTTGGACTAACGTTAGTAAGAGTGCTTTGATGTCACTCATTTCAGATTTTAACTGAGAAACCTCTTTTTGTAAAGCTTGTTTATCAGTCTTTTCTTGCTGGCGTCTATTGTAAGATGCCATATATTTATCGTAGTCGGACTGGTTACCATTCACGATAGCATTAGAGGAGGGATCTCTAAACCATCCCTCCTTACCTTCTACAGGAATTAATTCATCCATAATTATGTTGCAAGAGCAATAGCACGAAGATCAGCGATAAGAGGAATTCTTGCTTGGTTTGAAGATCTTAACACAATCTTGATTTGGAATGCGTTGAAGTTCAAACCACTTACCTCATAGTAATAATCCTTCCACAGAACTTCTTCTGATGGAGAAGAATCGTACTGCAATGGCAGCGGCATCAGTGTCCAACCAACTGAATCAACATCCTCATTAGTACCAGAATTAAAGATTCTATAATAGATTCTGACTTCTGATTCGGGAGGACGGGACATCTGGAAATCAACTCTCAGAGATCTAGATTCTCTGATCAGTCTTGCAAGACGTGTGATGTAAACCGCATCGTTCTGATCACCGAAAGGCAGCGTTGATACATCTTGAGATGTGTCAATTTGTGATTGCTGACCATAAGCATCAGGACCACCAGGCCATTGATTGATTCTATTCGTTGTTGTGATTAACGAACATCTGTCAAGATCGACAACAGGTGAAAGAGTTGATTTCTCTGTAGAGAGATCAATCTGCATATTGAATGACTTCTGACCACTCAGTTTTGCCAGTTCATTAACCTCAGAACAAATCATTCTGGGATTATCAAAGAGGTTGATATCATTCAATGTGACGGGTGCGTATGTTCCGTCATTAACGAATGATGCCTGATCAACAGAAGAACTTCCGTTGCCAATTGATGTTGCGCTAGTAGTATTTACCCTAGCAGTAATATCGGTTTCTGGGAGATCCATAACCGAGATAGAAGGTGTCAGAGTCTCAAACTGAACGTTCTGCGTTGCGAATACAGCGTTACCACCACTTCTAATGCCGTTGTTAGCAACACCAGTGATATGTAACATGTAAGTATCCAACCAAGGGCAGGAAACACTTGTGTGTGTTTTGTTGATATCAATCAGAGGAATACCATCCAGGTTGTAGCACTTGACTAATGCACCAGATGCATGAGTTGCTTCTGTGGTGCTGTTTGCACCTCTACCAGAAGTCGCTACAGTAATGGTCTTACCATCAGCAGAGATAGCAGAATATTGAATCAATTCTGTACCAATCTGAATGTATCCAGGGTTGGTGTTACTAATAGCAGCACCGTTAACAACTTTGTGGAAGAGTGCTGCATTAGCAACGGTGATTGATGTAGCACCAGTTGAAAGAGCACTAGTAAGTGTAGTATCCGAAATCTCAGACACAACACCTTCGACCTTCACATTATTAGATCTGTTGTGCATGCCATGGTTTCTATGGAATACCAGAACTTCTGTTTGATCACTATCGAATGTAGGTGCTGCAGTCAGATATGCTCCGAAAGAATCGCCACTTTCTACAGAAGATGTGACGGTTGCAGACCAACCACCAGGTTCGCTCAAACTTTCAGTATCTGTAAATGCACCAGTGATATAGTGGAGAACAAGGTTTGCTGAACCATCCCAAGTCTTAACAATACCAATTGCATTAGATGTTGCACCAGTAACGATGTCACCAACTTCCAATGTTCCAGAAGCACTACCTACAACCATAGTTGCAATTGCTTCAGAAGATCTTACCAGATAGGTATTAGCAGTTCCTTGTAACCAAGAACCAGACGTATCTGTGACAGTAATTGTGTCGGATACACTACCAGAAGTAGTTGTGGAAACTACAGTTGCTTGAGCAGCACTGGTTTGTTGCAGGAGACGAGCACCTTGACTAAATGTGTATTGAGTCGCAGCGGCACCAAGAGACAGAACCAACTTAGGTTTGATAGTAAGAATAGGATTCTCAATCAATCTATGAACACCATTGTTACCCTTACCCTGAGGAGTATTTTGCAGAGAAACAGTACCAGTGGTAGATGTGAAGTTTGCACGATAGATTGTGAACTTCAGGTCTTCATATTGATCAGCAGTCCAGGTAGATGCGTTCTGTGATTTGAACAGAACACCAGCATAAGGTTGTTCTGAGATCGTTCTAGTTCCAGTTACATCAACGTCACCCATTCTGGAGATCCAGACTTTATATTCATTAGAGTCAGACAGGAGAACAAAGCAATATTCAACTGAAGACTTGATATAAACAGGTGCTTTGAATGTGAATCTAGTAGGAACTGCAGCACTTTCAGAAATCTCAATGTTGTCAGGAGTGATCGTGACATCAGAGAAAGGAAGAATAGTCTTTGTAGGATAACCATTTTCCATGGTTCTGATCTGCATGGAGATAGGAATGTTCGTATCCTTAGTATTGAAGAAGATATCAACACCAGTCAAGAACATACCACCCTCTTCCTCAACAATAAAGGATTGTGCGAGAGGGTCATACCAACCAATCTGACGTGTTTCAGTTCTGGTTGTTTGTACAACTCTGTCTTCTGTAACTGTGTCTCTAACAATCTCAGCGTTTCTAACTGCCAAGATGTTCTCACGAACAGTTTGAAGAGTACCAGTTGCAGAATAAGTTGCGTCTGCAGATGAATCAACTGCACCAGGTGCCTTGCTATTCTCTTCAGATGTTGTAAATCTGAATGCACGAGTACCAGTTGCCCAACGAGGATTAGCATCATTCTTCGGAGAAGGAATGAACAGACAACCTTGAATGTTACCAACGTTATCAGTCAGAAGACGACGATCTTTAACAACTGCAACTGCACCAGAGGTTTGACCAACCAACAGTTCGCCAACCTGAACATTACCAAAGTAATCAGGAGATACAGTTTCAGAGATTGCAGTAATATCGTGATTCAGGTATTCAGTCTGAGAAGAATATGATGTGGGAAGAACTTCTGTACCCTTACCATAAGGATTAGTCTTATATCCATCATCAGGAGCAACAACTTTCAGTTGGCAACCAGATGTACCACCGATAACAGTTTCTCCTACAACGAAAGGAGTTTCATTTGTTCTGGAGTCGGTTGTAGAGTTCTTGATAATTTCAATAACTTTAGGTGTGATGTAATTAGTAACACTAACACCATCAAAGAATGCATAGAATCTAGTACGGGGTTTCATACGATCAACGTTGAAACCAATGTTACGAGAACGAATCCAGGGGATTGCACTACGAGAAAGAACCTGATCTCCTAAAGATCTACGCTCAATCTTGGGAACAACTCTAGTACGGATACCTTGACGTGCCTGGTTGTTAACAACACGAACAGTACGACGTTCGTGGAGATAGAACAGACCTTGACGACGCTGACCGTGACCAAGAGCACCCAACTGACGACCAACACCAAACGTACCAGATGCAGATCTAGTTCGTGATGAAGAAGTTACTGTTTCACCAGTCCAGTTAGTTTGCCATGAACCCCACTGAATAGGTGCAAAACCATTTTGATCAACCTGAAGATCTTGAGAAACAGATGAGAAGTCACCTTCAACATTCTCAACACGAGCAGGAAGACGTTCGATATCAATCCAGTCATCCGATGCAGGTGTCAGGTCAATACGACCGATGAATGTAAAGACGTTGAATGGGTTAACATTCTCAGTTCTAGATGCATAAGGTTGAACTACAACAGCAGTGTCATCATACGGAAGCATGACAACGTTACCATTAGTCTTTACGACATTGACAGAAGAGGTTGCGTTGAATTGAAGACCGACGTTTGTTGTGTAGTGTTGTGGTCTTAATTGACCTTCTCTAAAGTCGAGAGAACACTTATAGTCTTGGTTCAGAACATCACCAGTGGTGTGATCAGTAAAGTCATCTACAACATAACCATTCTTCAGACGGTCGAAACCATTTTCATCATAGGTCTTAGTATTGTCTGCTTGAGACTCAAGCATAGACAACGAAGTGTAGTATTCAACGTGAGTTAGTCTCTGCTCCAGATCGCCAATATCCTTCATGGTATAGCGACGTAGATTTTCTGTAGTAATCAGAACATCTCTTTCAGGATCAAATACATATGGTTTGTACTCGATTGTTGCCAGAAGCATCGAGTTTTGTACATGCGGGGGTGGAATCAGAGCATATCCAGAAACACCCTTAGAAACTCTCAGTTTGCCATCATGGGAGAGATACAGTTTGTCAATTCTAGGCAGATACCAAGAGTAGTCTGCACGGAACGAAGAATTGACCTGCATGATATCAAAGATGGTAGAACCTGCTGATCCACCAGTTGTATCAAATACTCTCGAAACAAAGTCGAAAGTAGTACAGTTAACATAGAAAGGAGCACCAATCGTACCAGAACCATTTCTCAGTTCTTTAACAGCAGGACGGAAGTCGATTTGGTCTCGGATAAACTTAATAGAACCATCGAGTTTGTAGAGAGGAATCTCTTTAAAGTCGATACCACTATAAGATTCTGCAGAGAAGTAATCTCCAGAAGTTGCATGAGACAGGTAGTCAAAGATTACGAGCAGTCTTCTGGTAGGAGGAACAGTAGAAGGAAGTCTAGTTAGTCTAGAAACGTCATAGAAGTTTGTTCTTTGACCTGCTTCTAATGTAAATTGATCTGTGATAACCTTAGAACCTGCAAAGATTGATTCTGTAGAGTCATCAATAATACCAGTGATTGCTTCGTTTGAAGCATTGAAACCATTGATAGTTTCACCCTGAATAAACGGAATTTCATTCAGAGAAACATAATACAGTTTCAAATCAGCGTTAGAGAAAGAAATAACTCTACCTCTTGCACCAGAGGTTCTACCAACCATCAGTGTGCCAGCGGCAAAGAATGTAGATTCGGTAAGAACGACATAAGGTGCAGATGCATCATTGTCATCATATGATTCATAGATTGCATGAACCCTATAGACATCATTAACACCGAATGAAATCTCTTCGTCTTGTACTCTAGTACCATACAAAGAACTGAATGACAAACCTGTTGGTTGTTCAATAAGATCTTCAAAGGTTTTATAAACTTTGAGTGCCTGCATCTTAGATGCGGTCTTAAGTTTCTTAGCAACAGTGTTCTTAGAAACTAGTGCTGTCAGGGTAACAGTTGCAACGCTACCTAAACCAGCAATTGTGAATGATTGATTGTTTGCACCGAAGGATGCAGTAAGAACACCGCCATCAACCTGTGCATCAATATCAATGTTTTCGCCATTAGCGAATGTACCAGAACCACCGTTAGCAATAACAGTCAGAACGTAGTTGTCAGAAGATAAAGCAGCGAATGCTTCAGTTTCTGGTACAGTGAATGTAATAGAACCAGTAGTTACAGTTTTAGATGCAAAGTTTCTGTAAACGAAGAATGATTCATCGTCCAGAGACTTCATTACATCTTCAGGAAGGTCAAACGAAAGTTCGCCATTCTGATAATCTTTCTGGAAGATGAAAGGACGCATCCTAACCATCTCACCATATTCACCATCGGTAACAGTACCAACCATCAGAGATTGATCTAATGCTGCAGTCTGACTGGTGTAGTCAAAGATGACAGCGTTATTAGCGACCGAACCTTTTTTATTGACTGTAGTTGTTCCAATAGCAGTAGGATCAACCCTCTTAACACGCAGGGTATTAGCACCTTCAAAAGTAGATAATGTAGGTGTTACAACATCACCAGGTCTGAGGTCTTTCTCAAATCTAGTACGGAAACCTGTTAATTCGTCATCTGCTGCTTGATCAACATCAATAGTTGATGATTCAATTGGTCTAGAATCATTAAGAATCCAGTTTGCACCAAATCTAATAGCAGAAGAACCATCTTCACCAAAACAAGATCTGGTGTCACTTAACTGATAAGTCCATGCTGCTTCTAATGTACCAACATCTCTACCATTGATTTGAAGAATCTCACCATTAGAGAATACTCCATTTACTTGCTCAATATAAACATAGTGTGTATTATTGCCAGTATCTGCAATATATCCTGCAGCACCAGATGTCTTACCTACAATTCTAGTACCTACTGTATATGGTGTTACAGCATTTGCAATGTTCAGAACAGTGAACATCTGAACGTCATAGATCCAAAGATCATATACACCACCAGTGACAGCAGGATTGATGCCAAACGGTGAAGTTGCAGCAAGAGCGGTAGAAGACTTCTGTAACTGTACAGTTCTACATCTACCAATTCTATTAGCACCAGACTTTACAGCATTGGTTACGTTTGGTGCCCAGTCATCATACAGATCCAAGATCTGATATGCATCTGTTACACCATCACCAGAGATTTCTGGCCAACCATATACGTCATAAATTTTGACGAAGTTACCAAGGTTGAAGTTGATAATAGCATTCTGTCTGCTCTCAAAATCCCTAGGTTTGTCTGCATCAACATACTGAGGTGTGATAAATTCGGTTCTATAACCTCTAACATATGCCTTACCAGGAGAAACCTCAAGAGAAAGTTTTCCTTCTTGTGCCAGGTTACCATCAGCAGATGTTTCGCCAGCATTGTAAACACCAGCATTGAATCCATCATTCAAATGCTCACGAGCAGTGACATCGAATGTGTCGATAACATAGTCACCAGATTCTTCAAAAGTTCTACGAGCAAGAGACTTCTCAAGTTCGCTATACTCAGTTCTCTCAACAAAGTTTTCAATTCTGCTATTATTAATTCTAAGCAGTTCGATGAAGTCTTTATCCGCTTCATCACTAATCAGTCTCTTAACAAACTGAGTGTTAATTCTAAATCTATGACCACCAGGAGCAGAATAGTTTGATGTTCCTGCAGCGTTGTCATTCAGAGATTCATCATCTTCAGGAGTAACAATAGACTCCAGAACCTCCAGACCAACTCTGTAAGAAGGATTACTACCATACTGATCCAAGATCAGATATGAGGACGGTACATTTACAAAGTGTCCTCTAATATAATAGACACCATCACTGATATATGCAGTAGAACCAACCGCAGTTGCATTAACAGGAAGCAACTGTGCGAAAGGAGTACCGATCTCAATAAGGGTAGATCCAAATGTAATTTCTTTATCCGCAATCAACTGTTCGTTGATTTGGAATGTATTTAATTGTGACTCAGAAGTGGTATCACCAGAGTCAATATATTTCACATACAGTGTGATATAACCACGCTCTGAAGTAGAAGCAGAGATACTATAAAGAACCTTTGCCTTAACACCTGTTGATAGACCCTCAATAATGGCACCTTCTAATTGAGCTCTATACGTTTCGACATCGCTACCAAGGAAAGACTCTTGCAGTAAGATTGCTTGCACACCCAAGTCATAACCCACCTGACCAGGGATAACCATCGCACCATCTTTGAACAAGTGCGTACCAACTGATTCTACCTGATTCTGCAGAATACTCTGCATCGTGGTAAGTTCCCTTGCCTGAATTGGAAATCCAGGTCTAAACAATACTCGATAAAAGTTCTTGTCCTTATCGAAGTCGTCGTAATAAGGTGTGACGTTTAAATTGGTATTTTGTGCCATTAGAATTCGATGACGATTTTAATATCTTCTACCTGGTCGTTTGCGCGACTGATTGATCTTCTATTATCTATATAAACAACGTCACCGCTGTTTGACTCAATCTCGGGTTTTGCATAACCGCTATTGAATCTCATACCCAAGTCATACTCGGTATTGTTGATAGTTCTAGAAGAAGAATTAGGAACCGCTGGGAAGTTAACATCAGGCTGACCAGCAGCACCAGATGTTGCACCATTAATAACATTGGAACCGTCAAATTCATTTTGAGTACCAGTTACCTCAGGGAAAATACCATCGGTAGCGTTTTGGTAATACTTCAAGACTTTGGTGGTGGGGTTCCACGAGATAACTCTCGCACGAGCAGTAACGTTCGTACCACCAACAACTCTAGTTTGAGTGATAATTTCATCAGGAACATAGTTACCTTGGAACGTTGGCGAGAAGATAACTGCTTTAGTAGCAGAAACCGTCAAGTCAGAAATCAATTCTGCCGTACCAAATTTTAGAGGATTTGTGATAAGACCAATACGACGATAGTCGTTATCAATCGGGAAGTCACCTGCACCCTCATCATAAGAGAGTTTAGCGTTGATCATGACACGGAAAGCGCCAATCTCTGTAACAGCATCTGCACCATGACCACCTGGGGGTGGGATGATGACATCAACTTGACCACCAGCACCAGTACCAATACCAGTAATGCTATCTACACTGATTTTACCAAAGGTATAACCAGTACCACCAGAAGTAACAGTAGCAGAAATAATCTTACCACCATCAACAACGATGGAAACACGACCACCAGTACCGTCGCCATTGATAGCAACGTTATCGTATGTGCCGTTATTATAACCAGAACCTGCTGAGTTAATTACAACAGTGTCAATCTCACCAGCGACTGCATTTGTTTTTACCGCGTCGTTTGTGAAGACGGGCATATAATCGTTGGAGAAAAACTTGAGGACGGAAGCGACAGGGATGGTGTACATGTATTTCCAACGATATCCATCACCAGTGGTAATAATGCTAGTGGAAGTGCCAGTAGGCTCAACTGTAGAAGGTTTACCATTAGGATCAGAAGGGGATGTACCGTTATAAATGCACTTATAGACCTGATATTGTGAATTCACAACATAGAAATCAGAGTCATATAATTTAGTAGCACCAGAGGCAGCAGTCTTTGAAGGGGAGTAATCATGACGATACATGTCATAAGTAAAACCCAGACCACCAGTAGTTTCTTCAGGGGAAACCCAGTCAATACGACGAACAACCTGAACGGTATCCGCAGCAAGAACTCTCTTCAAAGAGATCATGTCATCATAGGAATCGGAGAATTCTCCGAATGAATCAACTGCCTGAGGTGGCGAGTTTTCATTATCCCAAGATTGAGGTCTTCCAATGAAAAGATATAATCGATCACGATTAGCACCTGCCGCAGAATCACTCTGAGTTGCGTCAGGACCTTCCAGTGCTTTGATGAACTTTTTCGCTGAAAAAATTCTAAATTGATCAGTAAGTAGTGCTGCCATTTCGTGTAGGTACTGTTGTCCTCCTGTTTATTTATGTGGGTTACGAACGAACAATTGTCGCATATTCAATTCGTTTAATTCTATATGATGCTCCACCGTTACCATTCAGTTTCTCCCCACCAAGAATTGCATATGCTGCTGCATTTGCTCCAGTGCTATCACCGCCTGCATTGGTAAAGGTAACGGTTGGGTGTAGGTTGTAAGTACCATCAACGGTTTGTTTGATACCATAACCACCATTGGAAATAGTGATTGATGAAACCTGGTCACCCGCAGTTGTCATGTTTACAGTTCCTGTTGCTTGAATGTCTCCGACATTCTCAACTGTAACTGTTGGTGTTCCTGTATAGTTTGTACCAGCGTTTTGGATGAAGAAATCTACAACCGTGCCGTCTTGAGAGAATTCGTACAAGTATCCAGCAATACCAATATTAATGTTGCCAGTATTAAATGGAATAACGTTTTGAACCTGAAGTATAGCATTTGTAGTATCCCAAGATACCACCGTAGCTTGAACACCCGAAACATCGCCAGTGACAACTTCATTCACGCTATAATTCTGACCATTGCCAAAATTACCATCTAAGTAGATATTTAGAACAGCAGTGTGCTCAACACCTTCGCTCAGACCACCTGCTGTTGCGATACTTGCATATTTGAATGGAATGCTTGCATCTTTGATCTGATCACCAACTTGGAACAGAGTCGTGTTCTGACCACCCTGCGTTTCTTCAATACCATAAAGTGAATTAAATATCCCACCATCCAAACTAATCTGATTCTCATAATCAGTTCCAGTATTTACCAGATCAGCAATACCATCACCCGCTCCACTATTCTCATCATCATCTTCAAACTTTCTATCCTGCAATGTGGAAACAGGTTCTGTAAGAAGAGCGATTGAATCACCTACAGACTGAAGGACCACATGAGGTTGGAATCCAGAGGGAGCACTGGATGCTACACCAGCGTCAAATTGAACAATAGCATCTTCGGTAGAAGGAATACCACCATCGATGAATGCTAGTTCATCAACCTCAAATACGACCAAGAGTTCTCTGGTTGTTGGGTTGAAATCATAAACCTTTGCAACTTTGTTATTTGCATTCTCAACCTTTCTAATAACCCTGTCACCAACACTGAAATTATAAGTTTGTCCAGCATCGAGAATAACTCTCTGATCATAATTGAAGTTGATACCTCTAGTCAGACCAGTAAATTTACCCGCCGCTTTGGAGGTGTATGAAATAGTCTCAGCATTCAGGATGAAGTTACCAGAACCAGGATATGCATCTGTAGAATCAACGTAGATTGTCGAGTCTGATGCAGAAACATTCTTGGTCAATCCAGTCAAATAGATATTTGAAGAATTGAATGCCTGACGAGCACGAGTCTTTCTCTTCAGATTTACTAATTTAGTAAAGATGATATTTGGTTGTGACGTATATCCTTTACCAGGATCTGTGACGTTAACACCAGTAATTTCACCCTGACTGATTATTGCTTCACCTTTAGCACCGATACCGCCACCACCAGTGAATAGAACAAAGGGAGGTTCTTGATAGAATTCACCAGGATTTACAATACTTACACTGGTAACTCTACCTGTAGTATCTACTTCTGCCGCACCTTGAGCACCTTGTCCAGTTCCACCACCTTCAAAGATAAGAGTAGGTGGAGTTGCATACTGTCTTCCTGAATTTAATAGTGATAGACCAGTAATTGTCTGAACAATAGGACTACCTGTTGCACCAGATCCTTCACCACCAAGAATTCTTGCTTTTGCAGGACCAAAGAATCCATCACCCTTTTTGGTCATCTTGATGTATGAAACCTGACCAGGAGCATCAGGATTCAGAACAACTTCGCCCTCAGCACCTGAAGGGAATTGATCTACTATTGCAGGGACAGTATCTCCCTCAAAGAGAGGAGCACTGTAGAATTTAGGACCAATAGCATATGGATATACAGGATTACCACTACCATCTTCAGTCATGAAGTAGGCATATGTTCCGTTCGGATACTCAGGAGTTGGACCAAACTTACCGTTGTATTCATCCAAGGTTCCTACACTGGCATCATAGATATAATCTTCTGTAAGATCACCAAGAAGATATGCATCTTGCACACTTCTAAGTCCTCTATCTGCATTTGCGTATGAGAACGTGTATAACGCTCTAGGTGCATCCACACGAACTGTAATTCTTAACTCTCTTGTAGTTGCATTTGCAAACTGTGAAAGATATGAGGTGTAAGTTACTTCACTACCATCAATGAAATATTGTACGCCATCACCATACACATAACTTGTAACACCAATATTAGAAGGATCTCCTGTTGAGTGCCAGGAGTTATCCGTTGTTGATAGCAGGAATGTATCAGCATCCATGCTTGCATCATTACATTGGAAGACGTAAGTCTTACCTCTTTCCAAATTCAAGAAAGCAGGGCGAGATCCATCAAATTGATATTGACCATTTGACAGTGTTACAGCATATGTAACTGTTCCTGTTGTGCTGACACCAATAGTTACTCTGGCACCAGGAAGTTCATTAGTGGTTCTCAATCTGTAAGAAGAAACTTCTCTTGCAACAGCACCACTAGAATTATATCCATAAGGACCATAGATGGGATATCCATCAAAGGACATACCCAGAACTTTTGAGTGTCCATCTACATGACGAGATTTATCAATCGTATTGGGGTTGTTGGTATCTGATTGATAGAAATTTGTGGTGTAGTAATTGTTAACAGGTGGTGTATTATCGACTGCAGAACTGAGACTGATATAACCTTCATCACCCTCATATCCAGACATATATCTGTGATAAGCACAATGATAATAAATGCGAGAAGTTTCATCCCCATTCATTATAAACAACATCTGATACGGACTTTCATAATCAGCAGCAGGTGCTGTAGATAATCCAGTGCTGTTGTAATACAGAGCACCACCGTTTAATGTACCATCTTGAGTTGTACTTAAACGTAGTGGGTGTCCTATACCCTGTTGATTAGAAGAATCTGTCTGATTCCAAATAATCAGTTGATTACTCTTAACTTGAATATTTTCAGGTGCCAGATAATATTGACCAGGAACAAAGGGACCGAACTCTGCAGCATCTGGTCCAAAATCAATATAATATACGTTCAAAGATCGGGGATCATCGGAAATTGTAAATGTAAATCCGTTTGATCCTAAACATCTATCACCATTAGAGAAAGACGCACCAGTAGATACATTTCTGAGATAGATTCGAGTAATATTATTGAGATTGTCTCTAGAGATCTTAGCAATCTCACCTCTAGCGTTACCACCAACCTCATCAACAATACGACCAATTTCAACAGAACCCAATGTCTCATCAACATTAGAAACTGTGAGCATGATATTACCATACTCAACTTTTACATTCCAAGTAAATTGCTTGAGATCACCCCAATTAAATACACCATTATCTAATGCAAATTCATCAATTACCTTATTTGATTGATAATACCTAACATTGGATTCTGTTACTGAATCGTATGTGTCAGTATTCTTAATATAATCATATTTTACAGTATCAATAGAGAATCCTGCAGGTGATCCACCATCGGTGCCCCATTCTGGAGTATGAAGTAAACCACCATTAGATAAGATACCAATTACTTTATCTTTCTGTTCTTCACGAGCGGCAGGATTAGGTACATCTTTACCGCCACGATATATAAATGTTTGATCAAATGTTCTATCTACAAGCGAACCACCTCCAGGTGCTGCTTCTGCCTGAGTCCAAGTGGGTTTAGGATGATTGTCAGATTGAATTCTTAATCTGTCAGTATCAGTGCTAAAAGAACCGCTGGTCGGAGAGTTTGGATGTGATTGCCAAATTCTATTGACGTTAAATGATGTCAGAACATTAGGAGTCTCTTGTTCTGGAATAATTTGTAGTCTTAATGGGTCATATCCACGACCCCTTTCAAGAACGCGAACATGAATAATTTTACCCGAATCTTCATCGATAATCGGATACAGCAATGCTTCCTGATCAGGTGTGCCACACCCATCAATAGTTAGTCTTGGCGGATCCGAGGGACTATACCCACTACCGCCATCTTTTACTCTTACTGCGCGAACACCGAAAATCTCGTCAAAGATTGGTTCGATGACGGCACCAGATCCAGGAACAGTTCTTGCCATTTATCAATTTACAACGTTGATAGTACCATTCATCAGAGAATGAATAGTGCATTGATAATAAAGTGTGTTGGGAGCGTCCATGGGAACAGTCCAGTAGAGAACACTAGTTCCGCTACCAGTTTGACCAGTGGTATATGCGCTTCCGCTCAAACCTTGTGTGCTTTGAATTCTGAAGGGGTGTTGCCCACCATTAACAGAGTTATCAAATGCATAAGTAAACCCTCTATGTACATAGACTGTAGGGTCATCTTGTGTGGTTGGGAATCCAGGACCACTGAATGTGAAGTGATTGGCACCATTAGCACCAATTTCCCACCAAGTAATAGGACTTCTAACAACTGTCCATTGAGTTCCGTTATAGAACAACGAATCACCCTGTACAATACCAGTTACATCCGTGTCTGTCAGAGCAGCAAGGGTTGTAGGAATAGTACCATCAAAATTAATTGTTAAAACATCACCTGTTACTGAGGTTGCGATGTTTGTACCACCAGAAATCGTGAGACTATCTGTAACGGAATTTGCTGTAGTGCTACCAGTATCACCAGAGAATGTAGCAAACAGATTTTGATCTGCTCCACCGCCTCCACCGCCTGTTTGATCAGCAGGAACCCAATTGCTACCGTTCCAAGCAAGAACTTGATCGGCAGTTGGTGCTGATGTTGTAGTATCTACATCACTCAGAAGATTAATACTAGAATATTCTGTAAGAAGTTTTACTCTAGTATCGCCAACACCACCAGCGGTGATATTCATATTCACATAAGGATTATCATCACCATCAACAGTGAAGTAATAACCCGTATAGGATGCTGCTGCTGGTGCGTTACCAAGAGCAGAATATTCATTTTTGTACTGAACTTTTGTAGGGAAGTCAATAACACCAGTTGAACCGTTAAAGGTATTAACGATACTTCCGTTACTAACAGTAAAGTTTCCAGTTCCGTTGGGAGTAATGGCAATATTCCCGTTGGCAGAAGATACAATATTGTTACCGTTAACATCCAGGTTAGCAGTAAGGTTTGTATAGTCAGAAGGTAAGAACGTCGTTCCGTTATACCTTAAGACTTGCCCTACAGCAGGATTGGTAACACTAACTGTTAAGTTAGTGCCGTTCCCTAATGCAGCATATACTTCATTGAAGTTGTCATTGATCTTGTCACCACCGACTCGTAGGGTATCACCTGTGTTATCATTAGCGGAGGTTCCAAGACCGAGTGTTTGTTTAGCCATTACTCGTAGGAATTTTTAGTTATTTATAGGATCTCTGGATCGATAACCTCTTCACCGTATAGGGAAAGATCTGGTGCAGTCCAATCATCAGGAACAGATGTTTCAACGATGACTTCTGGATTCTGATAACCAGAACCAGCATTGCTCATCTCAACACCCGCAACACCTACCAGTGCGCGTACTTGACCATCGAATCCAGAAATAGAGTCAAGTCTTACAGTAGGTCTAGATGTGTAGTTGGAACCGCCAGCGGTAACCTGTACCCTGTCAATGAATCCACTTGTCAGGTTCGCGGACGCTTGTCCGTCTTGCCCGAAGACAGATCCCAGATAATCGAATGTAATCAGGGAGTTTGAAGATTCAATCAGAGCAACTTCTCTTGGTGATGTCTCACCTTGAATCTCGATAAAGTCACCAGATTCAATTGGCGGAACAACAGTTGCTGCTTCAACGTCTGCTTCAGAACCAACGTAGGAGAATGCGACGAATGTCGATCCAACACGAGGAATTTCTGAGAAGATAATTCTAGAACCAACAATTTCAAAACCAACACCAGGTTCCTGCAGAACACCATTGATAGAAACAATAATGTTATTTTCAGGTCTAATGACGCTCGATTGAACACCATCAGTCAGTGTCAGTGAATAGAATACATCATTACGCTTGAGGTTGAAGGACTGACGTAAGGAGTCAAACTCAAACGAAATATCATCTAACTGTCTCAACTTACCAACATAGAATCCAGTGAAGGATGCGCCAGGATCAGGTGCTTCAGTGAATTGAATTTCATCAGAGAATGCTGTGAATGCATTCGTTGCACCAGGAGGTTGCAGAACACCATTGATAAAGATGAGCAAGTGACCAGCAGGATCAGGAAGATACTGTGTGCCATTGTCAGTGGTAAGTTTGAAGTTGGTTTGAGTGCCATCAAATCCTTTGAAAGCACGTTTTGTTCTTGCCTTCAGTTCAACCTTAGAAAGAACCGCTGCACGATATCCGTCAAGACCCTTGATAGAATCTTTAACATCAAATGTTCCACGAATATCACTCAGGTAGATTCTTCTGTTAAGACCAACTGGGCGAATATCCTGTACAAGAGCGGCAGCAGCGCCAGCAGTTGTAACCTTAGTGCTGATCGATGCATAACCAACAGGGAAACTGTTACCAACACCGTAATCACCAATCAGATCACCATTACTGAATGAACCAACAACTTCAGTGATGTAGATATAGTTGTTACCAAGATCAACTTCAGTAATAATACCGTAGTTGGAAGTATCTTGATTACCGTTAACAACCTTGTAAATTCTGTTGCCCACAGTGAATACATTCAATCCACTGACGATAGCAACTCCAAGTCTGATGTATCCTTCAGATGCGATTCTTTGACCCACCTGAACATCGAGACCAGCATACTTAGAAACATCCAGGTATTCTCTAGAGGACTCAGGATAGACAACCGAAGTCTTCTCGAAGGAACCGAGTAGCGACGGGGTATCTACTGTCAGAGTACCACCAGCATTGCTGGTTACTGCAGCTTGTGTCTTGAGGAATCCAGTAGGTGTAGCAGAATTGCCACTTGTATATCCCTTGAATGGAATATCATTAGCGAAGTCACCTTTCAGATCAATTACATGCAATCTATCCTCTTCTGCACTGATTTGTGCAGTTGTGGAGTTTGTTGCACCGACGAGGGTATCTGTAACTGCCCAAGGACCAGCGGTAACACGAACATCAAGATACTTGTAGTTTGCATCTTCATGGAATCCATAAACAACGCCAGTAACAGAAGGAGCACCTTGCTTGGTAACTACCTCACCCATAATGAATGGACCATCGGTGATAGTACCATCAATTCTAAATCTCTTATAAACTTGAACAACCTTCGCTTCATTGACGGTAATACCTTCCAATTCAGCGTAAGAGTCACTGTTGAGACCGTAGATATAATCAGAACCTTGCAGACCACCAGCAATTCCGACAGGAATGTCTCTAACTCCATATGTCTTAGCGACCAAGGAAATGCCATTGACCTGAATAAGAGTTGTGTAGTAACTATCAGTTGTTAATTGCTCACGAATGATATTCAATCCATAACGAATAGATCTTTGAATAGTTGCCTTGGTGTAGTCACCTGCCTTAGTTGCATCATAGTAACTATAGAATCCAGCACTGGTAGAAGGAGAAGTCAAAGTACCGTCGAGTGCTTGACCCATGAACCCTTCTAAGAGATTGATTGCATAGTTCTTAATGTTGTATTCAGTATCAGCGTAGAAGATTTCTCCACTGACTGCAGTGTATGGATCCAGAGCACCCTTATTGAGTTTTGCACCCCAGAGGTATGCACCAACGCTTCCATCACCAGTCCAGTTGTTTGCACCAGTAGCAGAGTTAACAATAACAGATGATCTGAGTGTAGAGAAACCAAATCCGAACGTTGTTGTGATATATGCTCTATACCAACCATCACCATAAGGAACAGCACCAAATGCATCGCCTGTGATACCCCCTTGAGGAATAAACAGAGATCCTGTGGTTCCAGCGTTGAGATTGAGATCGAAGAAGATGTTCTGTTCAGAAGCAGCTCCAGGATCAAGGGTCAATTGGAATCTTACAGATTGAGATCCAGCAGTCTTGAAGAATACTGAATATGTGAATGTCTGAGTAGCATCGATTCCAGCAGAACCTGTGTCAAAGGTTTCATTAGAAGTGTCAAACTTAACTGTGCCTGAGTCAAACGTTTCAAATGCAGTCAGACTGTAGTCTCTGAAAGTATCATGAACACCGCCATTTGAGTTTGCTGCGAAGAATTTCTCTGCAGTAACTGTAGCGTCAGGAGCAGCAATGCTGTTATTTGTAATCAGGAGTGAATCAACACCACCAAGATCATTCACCTGCCAGTTAGCAGCAAATGCCTCAGGATTAGTGAAGAGATTGATACCAGAAATTTGACCTGCGATGTTAGAAGTGATTGTTCTTGCCTTAGCAAGGATCTTAACGTTTGCAGGAGAAGTGTACCAATCGTAAGCAGAACTTACACCGCTAGTTGCGATAGTTCCTGTTGCACTAGAAGGTGCAGACAGAGTATCTGCTGCTGCCCATGCAGTGCCAGTAAATGCACCGACGTAGAGGATTTCATCTTCAGCATCCCAGTCGAGAACAGTTGCAGTTCCACCACCGCTAGATGTAACCGTCTCACCAACTACAAAAGCACCAGTAGAAGCACTCAGAGTAATTGTATAAGCAGATACACTAACATCAACATCAGTAGTGATCAAGTCATGTACGATATCATCAACTAAACCTTCAACAAAGGTGTCATAAGTCCATGCACCAACACCGAACTGTGCGATTGCTTGTGTGGAAATCTCTTCTTTGTAGTAGTTCTTGTTATACAGAAGATTCTTAGCAGCACTTCTTGCTTCATCCTTACCAGGTGCAAGGATAGCAACAGAGGTATCGACAAGATCTCTGATTCTGTAGATAACGTTGTTGATTGCTGTTGGGGTCAGGACATCACGGTATGCAGTCTGTGATGTGAATTGTGCTGCATACTGATCACCAGTTACAGCAGCGAATTGATCATACAGGAGATTTTGTACTGCTCTCTCAGCAAATGTCTTGAGTAATTCAATAGAGTAAATGGTAGCAAGTAACTCATTCTCAATGTGATTGATAGTGAGGTTTGCATTCAGATACAATTCAATTGCTTGAATAGTGCTATTAGTACCACCAGTTTGAAGATCGGAGATAATGCTCAAGAGGATCAGTTTAAGATCTCTTTGGCAAGTTGCAGCACCATTAGAACCAGGATATGTCAATGCGCTGTAGTTAACACCATTCAGATCGTATGTAAATTCTTGAGTAGTGAGTCCAGTGATTTCTTCAGCAATATAATTTCTGTTGAAATAGATTCTATCAGCAGCAATTTCAAAGTCCTCATCAGTAGGAGCGATAATATCATTGATTGTTGTAATCAGCGTGTCAATAGCGGATTGTACGTTTGCACAGTTGCCACCATCTTGAGTGATACCCCAATCGCCAACAATGATTGCATCGGTATTAGTTTCATCGAGATCACCAGTAATCGCTTGCTTAGCATAATAACCTAAACGGTCATGTGCGTAGATTGACTGGAATGCCTGCAGTCTGATGTGTTGCAGTTCTCCATTAGCACCAACATAGAAGTTACCAGCAGTAATTGTATTTCTGTTACCACCATTTTCAATGTCATTAGCGATAGCATCGAGGATTTGTCCCAGGTCAGTCTTACAACGGAGAGTACCATCGGTACTGCCACCATTCTGGTTTCTAGGCATATCCTGAGCGAGATCAGGATATCTTGCGATCATGTCTGCCGCTGCCTTATCGACGATTGGTGTGCGGTTTGCACGGATCAAACCAGCAGCATCTCTGAATCTATACTGAGCATCACCATCAATTTGATTAGAATAAACCAGATCATTTACAGTATCTTGATAACTGACTGTGAAGTCTGTTTCCAAGAATGCATCAACTGTTCCACCTTGGAATTCATATGCAGGTTCAACTTTGGTTACGCTTGCGAGGTGATCGACAGGAGAACTCAGATTTGCGTTCTCAAGAGTATCAGTGATGATATCCATCAGGTTACCAACTGTGCTCCAGACATCAGCACAATCACCAGTGGTGTAATCAAGAACCGTAACGGCATTTGCAGTTGCAGAAACAAATGTGTGTGCGTACTGCTGACCGACAGGTGAAGCACCAATATTAACAGTGATCGTAGTTCCAGTAACTGCTTTTACAGGGAGAACTGCATTGTATGCAGGATCAGGAGATCCATCACCAGCAATTGCACGAGGATATGCAGTTTGACGATCATTATTGTCTTGAGCACAAGTGAATGTGAGACTTTCTGTAGCAATACCAATTCTTGAAGCAGTTGTCAGAGAGTGAGATCCGATTGTAAGGACCAAATCACCTGATGCTGCATCATAGGTTGTTGGTGCAGTGACATTGAACTGTGTGAAGGAACTTGTGGAAGAATCAGTGATTGTAGTATCAGTCTTCTGAGTCAGTCCATGAGAACCAGTAACAGTCCAAAGAGTATTTGTAATAATGTATTGTGCAATTTCTTTTGCTTTATCAAATGCCCAAACAGTTTCTACTTGCTCACCATCAACGTGATTGATTGTGATAGGAGTTGTAGTTCTATTGACATACAGTGCTGCTGTATCCCAAATGTGACTATTACCACCATTGCGAAGGTCTTCAACCAACTCTTCAATAACATCTACAATATCATCTTCACAATTTACATTTCCGCCAGGAATTGCTAATGAAGGATATTGCTGAGTCAGTAAGTAAACAGTTTCCTTTGCAATGAAATCTTTGTTTGCAAGTAAGAGGTTTGCAGCATCATAATATCTCTGAGTCTTACCAGCGAATCCAGCAGGAGCGCCTGTAACTCTAGAAGTTGCAAGGATTGCATCGTTATTGAATTCTTCACCCTTAGTGAATCCTTCAGAACCAGACCAATCATCAACATAGGTTTGACCTTCTGTACCATCAAAGTGAAGAAGTAACTTAGTATTTGAATCACCTTGGAAGATGCCTGCTGGTGCAGTGAATGTACCAGTGTAACGAGCATTAGTAGAAACACGGAACTCATCGACATAACCAGGGAATACTGAAGCAGCGTTATAAGTAGCACCAATTCTAATTGGTTTGGTTGATCCATAGTTAGAAGCATCAGAGTAATCACTACCCTCTTGTGTTCCATTGAGGAACATCTTAGTTGTACTACCGCTTCTGCTGATAGCAACGTGATACCAAGTTCCAGCAACTAAGTTTGTTGTACCAGTGATTGTAACACTACCATTGTTGTAGTATTTCAGGTTTGCACCGTCGAGATACAGATATGGTGACAGTTCAGTTGCTGTTGTTCTGAAGTCAAAGAGTGTTTTACTTCCTGCAGCAACAGAGAGAGGTTTGATCCAAAGTTCAACTGTAAATGCACCTGTTCCGAAACCGAATTCGGTAGAGGTAGCGTAACTAATATACTCATCAACGGGGACTGCTCCAACATTAACAGTGACTGTTGTAGAAGTAGTTGCGGTGATAGTAAGTGCCTGACCAGATGCAGGGTCAGTAGCACGAGGATATGTTTTATTGGAAGTGTTATTATCTTGATCACAAGTAAATGTAATGCCATTGTCTGCAATGGTTACTTTATTACTAGTAGTCAGAGAGTGAGTTCCAATGTTAAGAACTAAGAGTCCTGAGAGAGCATCATAAGTTGTTCCTGCTTGAGCAGTAAATGTTCCACTTGCACCAACAGATGCAGTGATTGCATTAGTGACACCACTAACAAAAGTATGAGGAGCAACGCCAGGAGAAAGTGCTAAACATGCAGTTCCATATCTCTCATTGTAAGTATTGAGACCTGCGCCAGCAGTAAAGGTTGCTGAATGATAATCTGCACCAGTAGATTGAGTTCTACCAATCTTACCAAGATACAGGGTTCTTCTTGCTTGGTTGTAACCAATAACTTCTGCTTTAGTATCAGTGGTTCTGATTATCTGACCAGCACCAAAGAATCCACTACCAACACTATCTTTGAATGTTAGTTTTCTAGTCTTACCAGGTTCATTTGCAAAGAAGTCAGCACTAGAAGTACCATATTCTAATTTGTAGTTACGAATAAATTCGTCTTGCTGAAGAGCACCAGATGCATTGTCGTAAGGGATTACGAAGTTATTGATAAGTTCGTTTGATGGGAAACGAATATCAAATGCAGTGGAGTTATCAGTGAAATCAACAATACTTACAGTTGATTTAGAAATATCATCTAAGACGATATTTGGATAAGTTTGTGATGTAATTCTGTTGAACAGCAGACCGAAGAAGGATGAACCTTCAGAGATGTTAACCTGTCCGATAAACTCTTGAGTTACAGGATCTTGATATGTCGCTGTAGATGTAATCTGAGCAACAACACCAGAAGATGCGCCGATGATAACATCGTTGAGTTCGATATCATAAAGACCAGGTGTCGATTGATATGTACCAGCAGTCTTGCTAAGAGTTAAGTCATCGGTGACAGAAATTTGTGTTCCGTAGATCGGAATATCTTCCTGTTGTGCTACTGGTTGAGTACCATCTTCACCCCTGGTTACACCAAGTGTTGTGGAATCAGATCCATCAGTAATAGTATTGACAGTAAAGATTTCAGATCCGAACTGATACTTTTGACCTTGGACAAATGTGCCAGCAGGAACAGGTGCATCTGCACCAGACGCAGTAGTTACAACTTCAAAGGTAGTAGTTGCAGCACCAATAGTGTAACGAAGATCGGCAAGAGGTGTTTCCTGACCTCTTTGCAGGTTGATCTGTTCAACTTTAGCAGTATCACCTTGGAGATTAGTAACTGTCTCACCAAAAGCGAACAATCCAATGTTAGTGATTGGAGTATTAGTTGCCAAGTTAGCAGAGAATCCAGTTGCACCAACTGTGCAAAGTTCTCCGATAATGAACGTACCTTCAGTTACATAACCCTCAATGACATCACCAACAACCTTAGTTACAGTCAATCTTGCTGTAGAAGATACACCGATCAGAGTATTACCTGTGTAAGGGAAGATACCACTTTGATTGGTGAATGTGAAACTTACCGTACTAATTTGATTTACGGTAACATTTACATACTTGACGCTTGCAGGGGGTTGAGGTGGTTCGCTGAATACAATGGAATCTCCTTGAATTTCAAACGAAGTGTTTGGAGTTTGTGCAACACCATTCAGAACAATCATCAACTGATTAGCGTTAGCAACAACGTTGCTACCAGAAACAGTCAGAGGGAATGCAATTCTTTCGCCATCAAACAGATTTGAAATATCATCAATACGCTGTACGACAGAAGTCAAGATGTTCTCTGAAGAGGTAAGTCTCTTCTGACGGAACAGAACTTCAGTATTATTGAACTCTGAATACAGAGGTTCAACCAGCGAGAAGTTTTGAATGTTTGGAACGATTGATTCTCTTGCAAGTTCAACCGACTTAGTTAACTCAAAATCAGTAATCTTGTTAGGAATTGAACCATACTCATTCAGATTCAACTCACCAAATACTTTGAACGAAGCGGGATGGACGTTCTTGATTAAGATATCCTTCCAATCGTCAATAGAGACAGAAGACTTAACAGCGTAAGAGAAGTCCTGATAGTAGTAAGAGTCTTGAATCTTTTGAATGATCTCAGAAGGCTTACCAACGTCATCAATAAATTGACCTGTAGTCTTGGTAATAGAACCAATCTCCAGAACACCTTTTGCGATCTTAAGATCACTAATGATACCAGAGGACTTAGAAATTACACCAGTTACTCTTTGATTTGCAGAGAAATCACCAGTGTAATCAACAATCTTAAGAATTCTAGGACCAACCTGCCAACCAGAGTTAGTAGAAACATAACCAGTCGCAGTTGCAGTCTCAAATGTATCACCTTGATAAACCAACTCACCTTCAAGGAAAGTAGAAGTGATAACGTTTGCAGTTGCTGCAGCACCGAAAGATTCAGTCAGCAATGATTGTCTGCCAACACCAGCGTTAGCAAAGGTAATTGCATCACCAAGTTCGGCGTTAGCAGAAGTGATTGCAAGTTTTAACTGATCATCTTCCAGAGAGTTTGCACTACCTGTGATTGCAAAGTAAGTTGTAGTAGAATTCAATCTACCCAAAGCACCTGCTGCCAGAGGGAAGTCAGCACCGTCACCAGTATCAGTTACTGTAAGAGTGACTTCAGATCCATTGACAATACCATGAGGGAATGCAAACTGCAGAAGACCCAAGTCAAGGTTAACAACATAGTTGAAAGAAGACTTCAGTGCAACTGCGGGTTCGGAAGAATAACCTGAACCAGGATCCTTTACAAGGATTTGATCAATACGACCATTTCTAATTGTTGCCTCAGCAATAGCACCAATACCACCGCCACCTGTGATAACAACAGCAGGTGCCTGTGAGTAACCAGAACCAGGATTGGTAACAGTGATACTGTCAAGAATACTAGTAGATGTTAATTGTGCGTTGATCGGGAATGTGATCTCAGGACGCAGTGTATAGTCATGAGGATAATCATAACCAAAGTTGTTGTTCTTAAGTTTCTTAATCTTACCAACTTTATCACCTTTGGTGAAGATAGAAGCACCTGTACCGAAAGGAGGAATAACAACCTCCAACTCAGCACCAGATCCAGTCAAACCAGCACCCAAGATACCATCAATTGCTTCAATATCAATCGTTGCTGTTGTATATCCTTTACCAGGAGAAGTAACAACAACTTCTTGAACTTGACCAGGGATCAGAACACCTTCAGAATCAGTGCCATCAGCAACTAGGATAGAGACTAAACCGCCCTCACCATCTCCACCGATTGGAACGCCATTATACACACCAGGAGCGTATTCAGTACCAGGTTCGTTGATATCAACTCTTTCAATTTTACGAGAAGACTGAATGCCTGTTACGATAGGAAGTCTGGAGTAGAAACCACCAGCATTGACAATTCTGATGGAATCGATAGGACCAACTGCCTTTGTGGAAGAGGTGCTATAAGAAGATTGTGAAACTGTTGCGACACCTTCAGGTTCGTTGGGAAGTAAGAACTTAAAGACGTTATCGCCAGTAGTAATTGTACCACCAGAAGTATCTGTGACAGTAAAGGTTCCCAGATAGGGAGAATCAACAATATCAAGATAACTACCAGCAGCGATAGGAGACTCACTACCAGTTCTGGAAGGATCGAAGTAATATGAGATATTAGTTACAATATCACGATCAACTTTCAGTTTTACAGTAGGAGTGGGTTGTCCTTCACCAGTCAAACCAGGTGTTCCAATTCTCTCAATAGAGTTGAAGGAATATTCCAGTTTGAACAGATTATCTTTGGAGAACGACAGGTTTGCACCAGCCATAGAAGAGTGACTGAGATCAAACAGATACTGGTGACCATAGTACATCTTCAAGACAGGAGACTTGACGAAGATGCTTACACCACCTGCTGATGTTGCAGGAGCAGTGATTGCTGCTGCGCTTAACTTGTATGTAAATTCCTTAGAACTTACTACGCGATCAACAGTGAATGATCCATCATATTCATCATATGTGACACCACCAGATTCTTGAGATGGGTTACCATCAACATTAATATTCTCACCTGCTGTCAGATAATGCTTGTCAGCAGTAATTACATAAACTTCATCAGTATTAGCAACTGCAGTACATTGCAGAGTCTTGCTTAGAGTAGAAACTAAGGTGATCTTCAGAACACCAGTAAGGTTCGTAATCTGAGCAGTAGTAAATGCTGCATTGAATGAAATATCAGATGCTGTGATGTTAACAACAGATCCAACGATGAAAGATGATGATCCAGAAACCTCTTCAATCTTAACACTGTAGAAATCAGTATTGAAAGGTTTAAACGTAGCGAAAGAATCAAGATTCTGACCGCCACCTGCATTATATGTTCCGTCTAAATTATACTTGTCAAGATCAATATCGAATGTGCCAGGTGTAGTATTGTCAATCTTCTCAAAGATGTAATCTGTAATATCATTGATATCTTGAGGTACAGGACCAGTGATACCGTAAGTGCTTTGCTCTGCAAATTGCTCAGTAACCAGATTACCAGTATTCAGATCATCAGACCAAGCATTGTTATTGACAGCAACCAATACTTTATTATTGACTTTATCAACGCTTAAGATATATCCACTATTGACAAAAGTTCCTGCAGCATTGTTTAAACGCAGTTTTGCACCAACAGTGAAATTGAATGCTTGGTTGATAGTAAGTTCCTGAACATTGTCGATCTTGACAGTGTTAGTAACTTTCATGTAATAACGGTTTCTGACAACTGCAGTTACCTTCAGTTTTTGAGATCCAGGTGAAGGTACTGTAGAAGTTCTAGAACTCCACTCATCAACAGCATATGTCAATGTCTCAGTGTCTTGTGCTAACGTAATTGTTGCATCGTCAAAGTCTAAAGTTTGCAGTCCAACATCACCCAGAGCAAGTCCGATATTAGTTACGGTAAGAGTTGATCCTGTGACAGGAGTGATAGCAGATCTACCAAAACCAATTCCAGTATTAGTTTGGACACCCTTATCACCAAGTCTTGCTGCATCGGAGTTTTTATCAGTTTTGATACCCCAACCGATGTAGTCAATGTAGTCATAACGATTCAGGTTAGTTGTAAACCAAGCGGTATCAACCCAACTGAACGCAAGACCGTATGCACCAGAAGCAGGAAGTGCCGAGACATCGCTAGGAACTGTAGGAGTAACTGCTCTGTTTCTAAGTCTAATGTTGTCGAAGTATCCTTGGAACTGTTCGTTCTTACGGAACTGTCCAAGAGTTGTGCTTCTACCAGGAATATTACCGAAGAACAGATCTTTGTTTCCAAGACTGGTGCTTGCAATAGTACCAGTGAATACCTGAATACCATTGATGTATCCAGTGAAACTATTACCAGATTTCTGAACTGCAACAAATTGCCAGGTATTATCGGCAAACATAGTTGTCGATACTGACTGTAGTGCGCTACCTGCAGAATTAAGAGCAGTTGTGTTATTTGTAACAACTAATTCCAGTTTGCCACTAGAAAGATCATAGTACAACCAGAGACCACCAGTAGAAACGGTAGCATCGCCAATCGCCATCAATGTGACTTGAGTTTGACTATGAGTATTGTACTCAGAACCATTCTTATAGACCATGAATTCACAGGTCCAGTCATCATTCAACTTAGTTCCAAGTTGTGCCGCAGGAATCTTGATATTTGCATTTTCCCATACAGAAGGAGATGCAGTTTGATATGCAGGCATGTATGCCGCATTTGCAAGATACTGAATTGCACCATTGGTTCCAGTATATGTGGCAGTGTAGTGAGAACAACTATCACCAGTTTCACCAGATTCAAAAGCGAAGATGAATTCATTTCGGTTCCAGGAAGTTTGACCGAATGTATAAACATCACCTGAGTTATCAACCGCTAAAGCATGTGCTGAAATACCTTCAATATTATTCTTATTAAATTCATTATTGGTATGAGTCTTTAACTTACCATCATAACCAATTTTGACAGTATCTACAGTTTTGTATGTTGTAGTATTATCAGTTCTGCTGAATGCTACGTTCAGGTCACCGAAAATGTCAATGACACACTTTTTAGCAACTTCAACAGTCTGACCACTAGGAGCAACATATCTGTAGTTCCAAAGAAGATCTCCAGTTGTATCGAATTTACCAACCCAGAAACTATCTTTAGTAGTATTGTCAGACTTGAGTCTCAGTGTTGCAGAAACATAGCACTCTTTAAACTCATCACTGACCAAACTTACATCGAGGAAGGAATATAAAGAACTATTGACTTCCTTAATCCATTCAACAGTAATTGCACTGGTTCCGATAAGTGCTTTACCGAAAGATACTCTAATATCATCATTACCAGAAGCATCTGCAGTTTCTAAGACAAAGTAAACTGCATCGTCAAGAACAATCAGGTCGCGAAGTTTTTCTGACTTAGAAGAAGTCGAAATTTTTCTCTTTGCAGCAAAATTACCAGTTGAATCAATAGATGCGATGAATGCATCATATGGATTTGCTGAGTTGGTATTTGTAAAACCACCAATAATATAACGAGTATCAGAATATCTCTTGATTGCAGTTACATGGTCTGCACGAGTAGAACCAGAGATACCAGCATAACCTTTTTGGAAATTCAGAGTTGCACTAAGTCCATCAGCAGCCTGAGTGTATTTTGCAAGAATGATATCAGGATTATATGCAGCAAGAATTGGAGCATTGGGTTTGTTTTCACCAACTACCCAAATGTTATTGCCACTAACATCAATATTATTGAATTCTGTATAAGTTTCACCTGTTTGACTTTCTAAAGTCTTCTCCCATTCTTTTACTCCAAGAGCAGAGAACTTAGAAACAAATGCAACTTCATTGCTATTGGCATCTAAAGTTTTACCACAAACAAAGAGTTCTTTATCATCATTTACGACAATATCATTAACTTTTACATAATTTTGATTTGCAATAGTAGATACATAATAATCTGCTTTTTTGAATACCTGAGGATGACTTAAGATAACTCTAGGGTTCTTAGTATATCCAGAACCAGAATTAACAATGTTAACTGTTTCAATCGATCCAACAGATGTAACTACTGCTTTCAATTCTGCCGATTCTCCATCACCATCAATAATAATGGTAGGAGGAATCTCCTCATCGTATCCAGATCCACTCTGTTCAATTACGAGTTCTTCAATACCTTTTAACTGACGAACAACAAACTGCTTGTTTGTGTTGTCCATTACAGGATTGTAATTCACATAAACCGTATCGCCAGCAGCAATGTTATGTGGAACTTGTGTTTGAACAACACCATAGTTCTTATCACTTACTGTTTCAAAACCATAAGATGTGATTGTCTCACCAGTAATTCTAGAAACACGAGCAGATACGCCAATGCCCTCAGTATCAGTATTGTCAAATGTTAGAATGTCATTTACCTGATAACTCTTACCAGGGTTTTCAACAATGAATCCTGTTACAGCAGCATCTTCAAACTTGGTAATAGTTTCAACTTCAATATCAACCTTAGAATCGAATCTTACTGAAGGGAAGTAATCGAAGAGTTGTAAAGGAGATTCTTCAAACAGTTGATCGGGATCAGCAGTCTCTGCTGCATCGATAATACCGTCTCTGTTCTCGTCTTCTACGTCAAACAGGAGAATGTCACCACCCTCAGTGGTTAGGGCGTTTGTAGAGGCATTTGGTGCCCTCTCAACGTCAATATCAACGTTCTCATAGGGATCTCTGTAGCGGACAACACCTGTAGGAATATTTTGCTGTACAGCATCTTTATTCAGGTTCCAAGAATCAACAACTGAGTTGAAATCTGGACCCATGACATATGGGAACAATGCATTACCTAACTCGGTAGTGTCAATAGTGACAAAATAGCAATACCTACCTTCTGGGAAGTCTGGTGTCTTACAGAAACGACCATTATACTGATCCAGATCACCTAAACCAAAGACATACTCATAGTCTTCAATAAACTTACCTGCTGGTTCATCAGTCAGTAAAGGTCCAGCAGTTCTAACAGGATACGGATTTGTATCTGCATTATAAACAATATTTGTCTTCAGACGGTATGAAGTATCAAGTCTAGTGATTTCAGATGATTGATCTGTAGGATCGGTGTATCCATAAGGACCATAGATGGGGTTACCGTCAAACGACCAACCAATAATAGGAGAGTGTGTTAACTGATCTTCTTGCTCTCTGATATCACCATTAGTATTTTCAAATAAGTTATCACCCAGAATATATCTCAGTCTCTGAGGATTGGAAAGGTGTGCATACTCACCACCATACTGATTATTGAATCCAGCAAATACAGCACCCTGAGCAGAGTCAAATGTGGTGGTTTGCTCTAAGTTGTATGTCCATTGGAATACATTAGAACTAAATGTCGCATTGTTACCAACAGATGTCAAGTTAATCAGAGTTGTACCCTGAACGTAGTTGATACCTCTGTTCAGAATTTCAATACTAGTCACCCTACCAGCATTTTCACCATCAGTATCGATAGTTGCACGAGCAAGGGCACCGAAACCATCACCTTGAATTGTGATTTCAGGAGCAGTTGTATATCCGCTACCTGCAGAGATGATAGCGATAGAAATAATTCTTCCGTTACTAACGATTGCTTGAGCAACAGCGCCAGAACCAGAACTCAAAGAAATAGTGGGTTTGGAGGTATAAGATGCACCACCCTCATCAACAGAGATAGATCTAATAGGACCACGAACAGATGCGGTTGCAGTTGCACCAGTACCACCGCCACCAACGATAGTGATTGACGGTTGTGAGGTGTATCCTGTACCACCAGAATTCATAAGAATCCTAGAGACAACACCCTTAGTGATAATAGCAGTTGCAGCAGCGCCAGAACCGCCTCCACCGACGATAGAGACCAGAGGGGATGAAGTATATCCAGATCCACCTGCATCGACGTTAATGGACGTAATAGAACCATCAACTACAACACTGGCCGCGGCACCCGCTCCACCACCACCAGAAACGGTGATTGTAGGAGGAGATGCTGCATCATAATCAGAACCAGCATTAGTAATATCGATTGAAGTTACAGGTCCAAATGTTTTAGTCAAACTAGACTTGTAAGACCAAATAGATACGCCATTGACCCATGTACCAATAGGACCAGGAACAATAGTGTTCTTAGTCGAAATTGTTTGAGGAACCAGAGGGAATCTGTTTAATTTACGCTGGTTACCAGGTAACAACGCAGATCCAGGGAAAGGACCAACTGCATAGTTGGGAATACCAGTAGATGCAACATAGACAGAGTTGTCGTTAAAGAACGAGTTCTGTACGTTAGTTGTGTAAGGTCCAATAGAATTAAGAACCGCAGCATTATCAGACTTACCTTTGTTCAAGTCAACTGATACTAAGATATTACCCTGAGGAATAACGGTAGCAGGAGCAGGAAGTTGATATTGGAATACAGTTTCACTGTCTCTAGAGGTAACAAAGAAAGATCCGTTGTAAATGATTGGGTTTGCACCATAAACGGTAACCTGATCACCAACCAGCAGACCATGTGGATTGGAGCAGGTAATCGTTGCAAAACGATTGTCGATACCACCGAAAGTTACATCAGTGACTTCAATCAGTTTTTTGACGTTGTACAACCAGGTTCTAAGTTCTGGTTTAGTAGATGTACCACCAAGTTTAGATACGGTGAGTTTATCACCAGCAAGATAGTAAGATCCAGTGTCAGTAAGAGTCGTTTGTTGTGCATCGACAATACCAACAACATTCAGAACTACTTCCTGTGCAGTTCCTTTATTGATGAAAACAGTAAAGTTAGATGATACAGGTGTAGCAGAATCCCAGTCCTCAACAACACCATTTACAGAACGAGTACATTCGATGAACTGGTTAAGAGACTTTTCCTTATATTGAACTACTTCTGATCCACTGATTACAAATTCACCGTTTCTTTCTGGCCAACCAATGGTAGAGTCAACTGTAATGACGTTATCTTCTGTTCCGAGAGGTTCTGCAAGTTTTGTCTTATAAGGAACTGTGAATGAACCCGTAATGGTTTCTTCAGACAGAACAAGTTCAAAGATCTCAACTTCAGAAGTTTTGATAGAAATATAGTTTTCAACTAGAGCACTTGCATCTCTGATGTTAGGATCTGCAATATCCGCTTCTTGAGTCAGCAGACCATCTTTAATATTTGTAGGATCACCACTTACTAATGTGGCACGAAGAATCGTATCAATAGACCAAGTTGCAGAAGATGGTTTAATGATTTGATCTTTGGGGTATGAAATGCTGATCTGTTCTCCGTAGAGAAGTTTGAACAGATATGCAACACTAAAAGAAGTACCCTTAGCAGAATAAAAATCTTTTACAGACTTAATTGCTGTACGAACATCAATCTTCTTGTAATCCAGTTCAGGAACATCAGGAAGGAACTGTTCGGTATATTTGTCTAAAAGTCTCTTGATAAAGAGAGCATCAAGACACTTGACATTATCATCAATGGCAGCAGGCATTGCCATTGTGTTATTTGAGAAAATAGCATTACCACTTTCTGTGTATGCGGTTATGCCACTTGCCGCTCTGGCACAACCAACAAATTGTGCTTTGGTATATCCAGAACCTGCTTTATTAATAGAGAATCCAGTAATTTCGTTTAGACCAATCTCAACAGATGCTTCTGCTTGAGGGGGTGACTGGATAACGACTTGTGGTGGATTAGCAGCACTATATCCACTACCAAAGTTGTTAACATTGATATCAGTGATTCTACCGTTGAAGATAGATGCTGTTGCAGTTGCACCAGTACCACCGTTAGTTCTGTTATCAACAATATAAACTGAGGGGACATCTTCATATCCACTGCCACCACTCAGGAGTTCAATGCCAATAACACGTCCATCACCATCAACTTGAGTTTGGAGAACTTGAGCACCAGTAGGATCAACTACAGCAATTCTAGGAGTAGTTGTATAACCCTGACCAGCATTCAATACATTAATACTAGTAATTACACCATTGGTAAGAACTGCTTGAAGATTTGCTCTGATAGGGTTAGTTCCTATCGGTTCATCAACATAAATCTCGGGTGCCGTAGTATATCCCTGACCACCATCAACAATAGGGATAGTTCCAGTAATAGCACCATTAGAAATGGTTGGAGTGCCAAGAACAGCACCACCAGGTTGCTTAAACGTTACTCTAGGAGTAAAAGTATATCCACTACCAGAACTGACGATATCAACAGCGGTGATACTACCATTGGTAACAGTTGCCTTCAGTTCAGCAATTTTAGATCCAGCAACAGTAGGATTCTGAATAACTACGGTTGGTGGGTTAGTATCGCTATATCCTCTACCACCATCGAGAAGAGTAGATGATTTGATACCATTTACAAGAGCAGTAGCATTTGCACCAGTACCACTATTGATAGCACTGATATTAACTTTAGGTGGATATTGGAATCTATAGTTACTTCCATTTTCATTGATAGAAATAGAAGTTAACTCTCCAGTATTATTGATACGAGCATAACCAATTGCTCCAGAACCAAATGAGGGGATTGGTGCCTCAATAGAATACAGAGATAAAAATCTTCCGTTTAGTGGTGCTTCATTAAAGATGAAAATATCACCATCTAAGAAGTAATCAACTTTAGGAATTAAAAGTTTGTTATCATAAACAGCAATTACATATTCATCAACAATAGGTTCATATTTTGCGCCATTTCTAGTCAGTTTGAACTGAGTCTTACCCTCACCAAAAGAGTTTGAAATATTATCAGTACCAACGATAGTATTTTCAATAAAACCACTCAGGTGGGTAATATAAGTCGCTGAATTATCGTCAGATGCAATTCTGGTTCTAGGTGCAGTTGTGAAGACAATATTCGTTCCACTAATCGTATAATCCGTGCCAGGAATCAAAACCTCGCCATAAACACTAACAATGAGGTGTTGAGGACTAGGAGGTCCAATTGGATTGGATTGAGATGTTAAAGGGAAAGAACGAGTAGTGCCATCAAACAGATCGATGATCTGAGCAAGAGTTGTCCACTTAAGTTTTACCTGTTCATAAGAGATACCAGGAGTCAGAGCAATGTTTGGAGAAGCAGTTGTGCTCTCGTAGTAAATTACTTCGTCGCCAATTAAGATCGAACCATTCGCATCTAAAAATTGATCAACAGACTCAACAACAATATTATCACTAGACGCCGAGATTGCTTCTACAACCTTAGTTGAACCATCAAGAATTCCAATATCCAGTTTGTCAATATCCAGATATTGTAGGAAGTTATTGACGATATTCTGACCAAGACCTGTCTTTTCCTGAGACCTGTAATAATATTCTATGAATTTATTGAACAGGGGATATTCAGACCCAATAAAGTCGGGAGTCTGACTCGCAATAGACTGAGAAACCTTATTAATATTCATCTCTTAATTTAGAAGCAACTTGTGTTACTAATAGAACCGTTGTTGTCGATGTCGGGAATGTCAATCGTTGTTGGTGTTTGATTGAATTCCGTTGGCGTCAAACTATTTAGAGGGATTGTGGGGGGTGATGTCGTGCCCACAGGAACAACTGTAATCGTTGGAGTAATAATATTAATGACTGTTCCAGGAGTGGAAGCAGGAATCGTTGTTGTGTTAGCAGGAACAAATACAACAGGAATTTGGATATCAACAGGAATCTGTGTCGGATCCGAAACGTTACCAATTCCAGTCGTAGGATCTGTAGTGGTGATTGCGCTAGCGGGAGGAATGTTGGTGCCTGAACCAATTACATTGATAGGACCAAAACAGACTTGACCAGTATCATAATTGACTGTACCAGCAGTATCGTTGGTATAGATCTTTCTAGTACCAGTATTGTAGAAAGTTCTCAGGTTACCAAAACCATCATCTTCAAATTGCTGATCAACACCAGGTCTGTCCGCAGTTCTGAACGTACCAGAGAGAAGAATAGGTTCTTTCTTACAAGTAGTTCCGTCACTACCATCCTGACTAGGAGCACTGTTGTATAAATCAGATCCAGTGGAAATACAGTAAGTATTTGTCTGGTTAGGAGTTGGTTTTAGATATTTTAAAATAGTAGTTTGTAGAGAAACGTCGTTAACACACTTATTGGAGAGTGTGACTGCTTTCTCAAAGTCAGTTGCTCTAAATGTAGAGTTGAAATTATTAATTTGGGTTTGTGTTGCCCAGTCTTGAATACCTAGGTTGATATCACTCTGAATTTCTGCTGGGTTAGATCCGCAACCAGGATCGTAAGAAACAAACAGTTTCAGGTTGATATAGATGTCATCTGGATCTGTAATCACAGGATCGATAGATGCCATCGCATATTTTCTTAAATCCGCTTGAATATCTTTCTTCGTAGCGTCATTTAGCAGAGATCCCGTCTTTGTTTTGATAACAACGAAGACTTTTCCGTAGACAGGGGGATTTAAGGCATCTCCACCGTATGCAACTACGGAACTTGCGTTAGAATATAGATTTCTAGTGATAATTGCGTAGTCTTGCGCGGTAACTGCTCTATATTGCGCGGAATAATATCTAGGAGCGTTATATTTGATCGATTCTACGGTTTCTGCAGCATCACCCTGTTGAGATTTCTCTTTTACAGTAATTTCAATCGACGCTGCTTGATATACAATGTTATTGTTATCGATCATACGACCGATAAAGTTAAATCTGGAAACTTCGTTCGCTTCAGCACCAGAAGTGACAAGATATTCTAATTCTACTACCTCACCATCGGTAGGAGCACGACCAACACTATTATCACCGAACTTAATTTCATAACGCATGTCCTCACCTTCATTGAGGAAGTATGCTCGTGTTGTCGGAGTCAAGTTGGTAATAGTATCGACTCTATTATAAAGATCAAACTCTGTAGAAGACTCATTGGGTCTCACTTTCACTACAAGAGTTGAAATATCAGCATCTTCAGAAGGAACCTTATAAACCTGAGGTGCAAAGGTGTTAACAACGTATGAGAAGGTAACAATAGAACCTTCACGGATAGTTACTGCATCAAAAACTGCAATTCCTGTTGTAGGACTAACACTAACAGTTATATCCTGAAGAATATTCCAAATATAAGCACCACCACTACATACCGTGCCTTTTTTCAGTACAACAGAAGACGGATATGCGCCATTTGTCTGTACAGTCTGCAATGTAAATGCTAAACACGCCTTAGATGACGAAATTGACCTAGGAACGTAATTTAACAGTTTTGCAATATTAACAACATTATCCCGAACAGTCGCAGAAGGCAGAAATGCCTCATTCATTGACATGTTAGCGTTAAACGCAGAATAATATGTATTATACGCTAAGGTGTCAATTAAATACGACAGCGCAGATCCATTAAAGTCATAATCCGTAAATTCGGGTCGTGTCCTTAAATAAGATTTGATTGATGATTTGATATCATCAAAATCTAATGCTGTTAAATTGTTTGGTTGCATTACTCAGGTCTCTGTAAAACAAAATTGATTGTTTCGACAATTGGTAACCCGACTACTTTGTATTCAATGGTAATATTGATTTTATTACCTTCATAAACAGGCGTCACTAAAACATTTTCAAGTTGTACTCTAGGTTCATATTGTTTAATGGTATTTATGATCTCTTCTGTAAGAGCATCAGCAGTAAATGGATCTAAAGGTTCAAATAACAAGGAGTTAACTTTAGATCCAAAATTGGGTTCAAAGGGTCTTTCTCCAGGTGTTGTCAAAATCAGGTTTTTTATTGCCTGTTTGATAGCACCTTCATTCTTTACGACTGATATATCGTCAGTAAAGGGATTTCTGGAGAAATTAACTGCCATATCCACGAATTTTCGTGATATCGCTAGATCCTTACCCCCAATTTTCTTTAACGCCATTTTCTGAAGTTCTCAGTCTCTTGTGTTTGTCGATTATCCTTGTACAACTTGAGGTAACGATCAGATTTTGGGTCTGTGATTAGTACAATTGTACCAAAATCATCTTTCATCATCTCAGGATTGTGGTCAGGAACGTGATTTAACCCCATGTGCCTCCTTTTATGTAAAAATCAGAACTTATAAAGGGGTTCCATCCCTTTTTATTTATCGACCTTGACCACGATAACGCTTCTTGGCGTTATTTCGACTTGTCGAACCATACTTTGTGTGTTGACCAGACCCCTGACGAGTTTTCTTAGGAGTCGATTCGATCATATTTGCGCCAGAAAGCGACTTTTTAACTTTTGCCATAATTAAGCTCCAATAAAAACGTTAGGACTTGCACCTGTGATAACAGATAGACACGGAAACGCTGGCGTACCATCACCTAAGGGGTCTCCAAAGCGTGTTGCAAAGACACCACCGATAAAGACAGTCTTACTAGTCGCTAATGCCTTCCTAGCATGACCTTTAGCGGTCTCTCTACCACCCTCTACACCAACTGTACACCACCAAGCAGGTGTATTGCGTACAGTAAGGCATTTCGTACCAACAGATGTTGTAGTAAACTGTGTAGGTGTAGGATGTGGAATTAAAAGATCTTGATCTACAATAGGAACTTTCTTATTGATGAAAACCCTTGCGGCAACTGCTTTTGCGACACCCAATGGTTGTTGTGGTGTAGGTGGCCAAATAGCAACTGCATTAACTGCAGGTAAGGGCGAAGCAACGATTGTAGGACTAAGGGAAGGATGAGGACAGTTGGGAAGAGTACCGCCACCCAAACCAGGATGGTGAGATGCACCAGCACCAGTACCATGCCCAGAGCATGATCCCATGAAGATGCCTGCCATTAGTCCTTTTGCCATGATCTTTTATTTTGAGAAAGGATTTCCGTATGCATCAACTGCCATACTAACAGTCGCTGCTGCTCTTGTCAAGTCATGGAAGATGGTCATATCACCTGTAGCAGTCCATTTTTGTGCTCCAGGTCCAAGAAGAGGTGACATCGAATACGAGTAAGTATATGTTTCGGTGATCTCAGAACCAGCTTCCCCTGTTTCTGGGTCAGGTGGATTAAATGTACCAGTGCCCACTTCTTCAGAATACCCAGGAGATAGAGCAGGAGGAGGACATGTAATATGAGCACATCCAATATCTTGAGGAGTACAAGATAACGAAACTGTGATACCAGTTTGTTTTGCAGGATCTGCACGATATTGACGCATAATATATTTAGTGAATTTCGACGCGGTAGGCAAATTGGTAAAACTCCCCACACAGGTCTCAATTTTAGTTTCTTGAGTCGATTTAAACTCAGGAATCTGTTTCTGTGTTATAGAATCAATGTCATCAGAGATCTGTTCAAGAGATCTTGCTTGCTCTTCAAAGAACACTTGCTTGAATTCATCATCAACTGGTGTCCTTTGTAGGTAATCCAAGGGGTAAGAACTATCCATAATCGCCTTCAAAGGTGCAGTTGCGTCAGAACTATACAAACTCTGCGGCAATTGATCGATTCTTTCCCTATCAGGGTCCATCTTTATGCTAAATGCTGGTTCTGCATTCTCAAGTTCGGTCTCAGCAGGAACATATTTGTAAGAATCTTCAATACTTTGCAGGTCTTCAGCGGTAATTTCCACTGGATTGGGTCCTGTTCCCGATGATGGCGGTAAAGATTTCAACATACCTTGAAATTCCTCTACCAAATTCGCTCTATACCCATCATTTTTCTGAATAATGGTAGTAATTTCATCAATATTGTTAACAACTACAGAAACTGGCACGTTTGGATCGTAACCACTTCCGCCTTTTGTGATAATTACGGAAGATACACTGCCTCCAACGAAGGTTGCTTCGACTTTTGCGTCATTATTGTCATCTTGTGGTGTTTTTGGAGACGGACTGATCTCTAAAATAGGTGCAACTTGAAGATTTACGAACCCAGAACCAGGTCTTGCCGCTGCTGCGACTCTAATTGTTGCATTTTTAGGTGTTCCTGCGGGTTTTACACTACCAGGAATGGTAAGTTCGTCACCAGCAAGGTATCCAGACCCAGGATTTACAATAATTACGTCAGCAATTCGTCCATCATCACCAACTTCGATGTTAACAACGCATCCAGATCCTGTTCCACCAGTCAATGTAACGTTATCTGCAGAACTATATCCGTCTTTTCGACTACCTTTGATACTATTGATGTCTAATTGAACAACTTCTCCGTTAAATGAGAGATCTGTTACCGCTCCATTAGTAATTGTAACGAATGCAATGGGTTGAACAATGCTATTAAACGCATCTGGTGCATTTCTATTGATGTCTGCCGTAAGGAATTGTAGTGATTTGTTCAAAAATTCATATAAACCAATCAATATTGCGCGATCTTTAATACCATAACCTGCTACTACAGTAATAGCATGATTACGATCTGATGTATATTGTGTATCTTTAGTAAAATCTAGTCCATCACCGTCCAGATATGCAACATGATACTGGAAATTATCTTCGTCAGTGTGGAAAGCGCGGGTAATCTTATGTCCATTGATAGTATCATCAACTCTAAGGATATCAAAACCCTCTGTAGCAGTCACATTATCAACAGGACCAACAGCAGTCACCTTCAGATTCATCGTAAAGGTGCTCTGAGAGTTGTCTGGGTGAGTGTGTAGCAAGGTCATTTGGAATACATCATTCACTGCATACCCTGTTCCTTGATTCAAGAACTCAGTGATGACCCATCTAGTGCCACTGAAGATAGTAGTGTTACCAGTATCATCAAAGATAGGTTCTACTCTTGCTTTTACAATAAAATTATCTTTAGTCGCACCACTAGTGAAATCATAGATCTCAAATTCACTCATATTCTCATCACCCTGTTGCCAAGGGTTCTGTGGTGAGATGTATTCTATAAATGTTCCCCCTTGAGCACTACCGTTCCAGGCATCTGAATAGGTGACACCATCATAACTCAATGAAAAATCTGTTACACCATTAGGAAGAATGGTAGATAACTGATCATATGAGAATACAATCTTATTGGAGTTAGTACCAATACCAAATAATGTGGGGTGAGGGCAATCAGGATCGCCTGTAAGGTCTTCCTCTGCTGTATAACTTATACTCGTCTCTGCAGGTGTAGATGTAAACGAAGGACATGGATGACATATCTGACGACTTCCGCCGTCCCCTCCAGTGCGATCCTCTGTTTCAATGTAATAACAAGGAATACCTACAATACCTGAATTGACTGAGGTATCATACAAGTAGGAGAACCAAGTGTCTGAGAAATTATAATCAAATGATAACTGAGTAGGAAACCAATCTGTATATAATGTGGAGACCGCGCCGTCGTCCCTCCCTCCAGTGTCACAAGGATCTGGTATAGAGAGTTTTCCACAGTTTGCTGCAGATGTTCCAGTACCAGACCCTGTGGATCCTGCGGTAGCGGCGATTACGTTCGCCTGGATAAAAGGGTACATGACTGCATCATCTTCCCTCCCAGGTACATTGTAATTACCCTGTCTAATTGCATTCTGTGGATATTCCTTTACACTAAAAGTTACACCCCCAGAAGACGGAGTGTAAAACTTGCAATGGTCTGGGTTGGGTCCAACTCCGCTGCATTCTGCAAATCCGTACCCACCTTTAGTTTTGCATCCCATTCTCTAGTTCTCCAATCCTCCGATAGATCTCTTTTAAATTGCCAGGTAAATTAAGATAGTCCTCATACCCCTCTGGTTTGTAATAAGTCTTGTCTGGGGTAGGTAACTCATTGACATATGATTCCAACGCTTCTAGGCGCTTGTGGATGGCAATCAGGCACTCATTGACTGCTACCAGGGAATCACCAATACTGACTTCTACTTGATCAGTTTCTTGTTCATTGTTCATCTGCTTTCCTCAAAATAAACCCGAGTCCATCCTCGGTCATGTCATAATCTAGGTTTGTACCGATATCCCATCCCATTGCTTCACATACATCATAAGGAATTGTAAGGATGAGATCTCCGTAGTCGTCTTCCTCTAAGGTAGTTGTGAATCTGTGGGACATACTTCTATAGGCGATTTCTGATCTGGGGGTTATCTGTGGGGTTCTTCGTTTTCCACTCCACCCATAGTGTATATAGATCTTCTACAACTTGAGATGCATACGACGATGCATAATAGTCAGCACAGGCATACATCCGAGGATCTAGGAATGACTCATGGGCGATTAACTGTTCGATTGCCCATACTCTTGTGTCTTGTCTTTCTACACGGGTCTTGGAATCCATTTTTTACCTGAGAAATTTTTTTAATTCTGATGTAAATGATTATTGGAATAATATATCATTCGCTCTGGGGAACCTTTGTAGGTTAGGGTAGTGGCCGATTTTAACATTTAGGGGGCATAAAAACCTGCCATATTTAACATTTAGTAGCGGGCCAGTTAGTTACATCGAAGAACCCCAAATACTGTCATTGTCATTATACCTTACTTACCTGTGAGTTGTCAACTACCTCCCAGAACCATCCGATAGATTTGACATAATCAAAGGGAGACATTCTGTCAGTCTTCGGATACTGCTCAGAACGTTCAATCCGTAACCCGTCGATGTACCTCTCAAGATCATAAATGCTCTCAAAAGTTCCTCTCAGGTTTTGTTGATTGTCGTAGATTGTGTAATGCATAAGTCTCAAAGATACTAAGAGTGTTTCTGAACCCTTACAGTGTTATTATAGGGCAAAGTGAGAAATAAGTCAAGAGGGTTTCTGACATTTATCCGAGTATTCTCACAGACCTTGACATCTGTTAGGGGGCGTGCTAAGAGTACAACAGGAGGAGACATTTAGAGAGATAAAACACACAAATAGGTTTTTTTCCACATTTCCACAATTTCCGCATTATCTGTGGAAAAGTATTAATCAGTGTCTGTGCGGTTGTTGTTCCTTTGTTTGATAAGAAAATCTCTCCAGTTATTCCACAGGATAGAAGTTATCTCTCTAGTTGTCTGTTTGATGTAATCGAGTTGTTGACTCAATGTCGGACCAGAATTGTCGGAAGATGAGGACATTAACTTGTGTGGTGGGACGTTTGCTTAGTTTAGCGATATTAGGGGGCAAAGGTGTTTCAGCAATGCAGTACGTTATGTAACTATGATCGATGAAAGTAACGAAACCTTTTTGACCCTTAAAGACGATTGTTTCCCCTAGGGTAAAATCATCAACGCTTTTCTTTTTCATATGCTAACCTCTCTTTACGTTGTTGATAGTTAGGGAATTGAGAAAGAATGTCGTTGAGTTGTTTTTGCAATTCATTTTTGATAGTAATGAGGGACGAATCGTATAGGGATAAATTATCAGTTCGTTTCAGTGATTGTGCTAGTTGATCGATACTGTCGATGGCAATTTCTAGTTGCTCAACGTGCTTATCTATTTCCACCAATTCGCTCCATTCGTATAAGACGTGATGCATTACTTTGTGCAGTAACTTACATCTATTTTACACAATTTTTCCATTCGTGCATCTTGGAGTTTTGAAACGCTGTTAATAGCAGTGAGACCTAGGTTAACAGCGACTAGGATAATAATGGCGCTAAGTGCAAGTCTCATTAGAAAGTCACCTGAATTTGATTAACTTCGGGGCGCATCAGATTTGAAGCGTCTTGGAGTGCATCAGCACCGAATCTTCTAAAATCTGGGTTATACCAGAGACAGACTCCAGTGATAGCGATTAGAATAAATTTCATGTGAAAAGAGAGAAGATTAGAAGGGGTTCTAGATTTACTTAGGAAACGAATCATGCGAAGACATAACCGTTATCGAATTCTTCAGTAACGAATACTTTATCAACGCCATTCTGTCCAGCAAACTTACGAACGAACCACTTATAATTTTTCTGGAATACACCTTCACCAGCGATGCAGAATTCATCACAAAGTGCATTCAAACGTGATTTAGTTGTATTAGACTGCCAACCACCATCAAAGATAGTCATGTCGTTATCAGTAACTTCAGCGATTTTGTTACCGTGAAGACGTACAATAGAAGTGCCAGTTTCTTCGTTGAAGTGAACTGTAGTGTTGCCATTGCTCCAGTTGATGTTTTTCTGGATTGCGGCGTTCATTTGTGCTTCGATTTTACGCATGATGAGAGAAGAAGAATGTTTGTGGTGGGGTTGGTTTCCTGCCCCCCCTATGTCCTTAATTATAGACGCTAGCGGGGCACTTGTGAAGGGGTTTTCTGGATTTTGGGTCCAGTTTGCCGACTGTCACATCAGCGGCGAACGCTCCAACCATTCTCACGAGCGGAGCGGTGGAAAGATCCAAGGATGCCGCGCTCACGCTCGGGGCGGATAGTCTCAGCGGCAGACTCTAGAACGTCAGCGGTGGTGCTACGGATTTCAGGGGACTGCCATGCCATGACTGCGATGATTGCGATCAGGAGGAGTTTCATGGGTCTGTGTTTCCTTGTTGTCTGTATTGTAGCGGTTTTGGATGGGTTGCCAACGGGAAACCCTGATTTTGGGTACAGTTCCCCGACTGTCACATACCATTCATGAATTCATGCAATTCAGCATAATATTGTTCTTCAGTGTCAAATTTGCGACCATGAATAACACACGGGAAAGAGTGTTTTTGAAACATAGTGGAGCAGACTTGAACGTCTTGCTTATCATAACCCATTTCGATCAGGGTATTAACGTAGGGATTAGAAGTAGTCATTTGAAAGTGTAGTTAAAAAAAGTTCGGTTAGTGTTAGTCTCAGACAGACTCATAAACATCATTGATGAGGTCCCAATCTGCTGCATCATAGTATGCATCAAAAAACTGATTCCAGAGACCGTCATCATCACAAATGGAGTCAATTCCTGTCATCTCAGTAACCCAATCATAAGCAGAATCGAGGTCAGCGCGAGTATCAGCGATGAACGCGGAAAGTTGCTGAAGGGCGTCGGAGAATGTGATCATGTCGGTTGCTTTGTTTTCCATACCAGTAGTATGGCAAATTTTCGGGCAGATTGCTAGGGGTCTTGTGCCACTAGTCGAACTGGTTTTTTCCTATTGTCAAATGGCGTAGTTTTTGATAAAAGTAAACTCAGTGTCAGAATCTTGCGGGTCTTTACCATCAATCAACCACTCTTCACATATGGCAATTGCATCACCGTGGCGCTCTTCATTCATTGCCTTTTGCATCACATCAAACAACGTATCTGCCATGTTATCGATACATGTTTCGCGTTCAAAATTCATGTCCATGGTGTTAGTCAGAAAGGGGAGATTTGTAGCGACGGGCAACAGGAGCGCCCGTGATTACGTCTTGAATGTAATTAGACGTTTTGAATTCTTCACGAGGTTGCATCAACTGTTGGATGATAGATTCCTCGTCTTCATTGTTCCAAAAGTCCTGCCAATCAGCAGGGGAGTTTGTTACATCGGAAATGTTGCTCATGGTTCTTTAGTGGGGAAATTAGCGCAGACAGCATCACATAGTGTTTTGATTAATCCATCACAATCACCATCGATTCTAGATGAGATGATGCAATCAATGTCCTCCATTAGTTGCTCTCTTGCTGTTAGTAATTCGAGTTGAGTCATGATTAATTAGTCAATCAGTTTGATGTCAATTTTAGACCAGTAAGGTAACTCTTTCATCACCCATTGTTCTAGTTTGTTGTTTTGTGCTTTGATTCCCTTTTGTGTTGTTGGACGTGTGGGCATTGTGCGTTGAAACTCTATTACTTTGAAATCACAAGTTTCAACCCGAATGTTGTAAGTAGCGGTCGTAGTTTTCATCAGTAGTGAGATTCAGAGGTGTCAAGTTTGTCAGACCATTTTGCAATGGCATCATAACATTTTTTGTAATCTACAAAATCAGGACCAAACTCATGCAGAAAGTGAAAAGAATAGTTGATGCGATTTTCTGGGATTGAGAGATGTTTTTCGACTGCTTTGTTCATGTCCTTTGCTTTGTTTGATAACCTAGTATTGCATGCCTGAGAGGGGATCACAAGCGCCTGTGTGCCCCTTTGGCAACTGTCACAGGGTCAAAATACGTTGGTCCATCTAATATGCTGATTTTTAGTGATTCTTCCCTCTGCCAACATATTATCGCAAACTGTTGCAAATACCTGGAACTTTTCTTCACGATTGAGAGCACTACCCTTTGCACAGGTTGTGATAACTTTCAGAAGTTGTGCTTTTGTTTTAATCATTGTGCGAGATTCCAGAAGCGTTGTGATGCGATTGTTGCCTGTTGTTCAACAGGTAAATCAGGATATTCTTCCTGAACTTGTTCAAAAAGAGATTCCATAATCTCTTCGTTTGTGTTACATGACATAAGTTTTTCTATCAAAATGGGTTTGTCCAGTTGTTGTACTGATTCATGCTGATTTCATTACACTTGCAAAGCATATCTGTGAAGTTGTTCCAATCCTCACGCTTAGCGATTGTATCATTTTTGAGTGAAGGATTTTGCATTGTTGCAACTTTCCAGTTGTAACGGAATTGCTCTAGAACTTGTGCTTTTGTGTAGTGGCGGCGCATGGTGGTTTTCCTTGATTGCTATAAACATAGTATGACACGGAATCAGACCCAATGGGGCGATCAGTGTGCACTTGTTCAACTGGTCATCGCCTCGCCCCATTCTTGATCATTTTCCTCTAAATCAAATTCAAACAAATAGTGATCCAAATTTATGTTCAATTCTTTACACCTACGCTGCACCTGTTTGTATATCTTTTTAGACTCAAATTCTACTACATGATGTGTAGTTTCGATGAGTTGTTTTGTCATGATAATGATGCGAATGGTGTGTAAATCAGTTAGTGTAGTATGTTCCCAATGCCTTAGACATTGTGATTAATTGTTCTTGAATAGTGTTAATCTCTTGCTGTAAGTTCTCTTCTTCTCCATACAGACTCATGAAATCAACTTCACTCCAATCCTGCGTATCTACCTTGTTATCTGTAAACATAGGCGTGTAATATAACGTGCCCTCACTGTCAATGCTGTAAGCACATCCGTGCTGTTCTGATGTAAGAATGACTGTGTTTTCCATGATGTTTGTGTTAGATAAGATGATGAGTAAGGATTAGCGCATGTACAGATAACCACCCGCCCAGTCACATCGCTTGAGACATTCTTCACGGGAGTTGTCATCAACTAGATTGTATCTTACATGCTTAGCAGGTGCTTTCCATGATGCAGGTTTATATACATCACCAGTGGTTTTATCTACAAAAGCATGCACTGAACGTGATGTCCCCATTCTATGCACAATTTTGATATACTTACGACCGACTTCAGTAAAGAACTCGTGATCAACTCCTTTTGAATCAATCTCTAGAATTCTCTTCTTATGGTATTCAGGCGACTCACCTAAATCGATTGCCTGATTGTGATAACGAAGTTCATTGAACTTCACGTCATCATAGAGAGCACCACAAAGGGTGATTGCATGGTTTTGGATGTCTGCGATCATTTGATCTTTTTGGGGTTTGGTTTTACAGTAGTCGGAGAATGATTGTTTCATATCAGCATGCCATGGGCATATACTCGGAGCGATCCATTTTTTCGGTGTTGAAGTCAGTAACCTCAGCACCGTTGGCAATACGCTCAGCAACCTCATTTTTGAAGGTTGTGAATGTGATAGTGCTGTAGGATTTCTGACCATTAGCACGGAAAGTAACACGCTTGTTAAAACGTTTGATCACAACTTTCATGCCTTTGACTTCATCTGCCTCAGCAATAAATGCCTCAGGGAAGAAATCAACGATGGTGGCGGAGTTGGTGAGTTGCATTTGGATCGATTTCCTTGACTCTTTTAATATACACGAAAAAGCACCGCTGTGGGGCGGTGCTGTGCCACTAGTCTGACCGTCACACATATATGAGATTGTTACGAGTCATTTCATTAGGGTAAAGTGGCAATCTAGCGTGACGAATGTTAACACCTTTGTCAGTGTCTAACATGTTACCTAGACCTGCAATATCTCTGATCATTTCATAGAACTCACTTTTGATAACATTATCTTTTGCTTTGATACTTTCCTCAGTGAAGGAGTTAGCAACCTCAGGAGAAATAACATGAATCACCATGAAACCTTTGTCAGGATATTGTTGCACCATCTTGGCAAGTTTCAAGACAGTGTGAAGCATAACAGATCCTTTGTCGATATACACGAAACAGATCTGATCTGTCTCGGGGTTTCTGTAAATGCCCTCAGACGTTTTGGCACCGTCCATGATCACCCACCCAGGACGATTGCGGGTAACCCACTCACTAACCTCAGAAGCGTAGTAACGTTTAATGTCGGAGTGATATTCATGCTCTTCACTAGCATTGAAGATGCGAAGAACAGCATTGATTTGTGTGCCATCCACGTCGTAATCTTGCCTGAGTTTATCCTCTAGAATCTGATCAATGCTCTTCCCAGTGTATCCCTCTTCTTTAGTTGCTTCTACTAAGTTATGCAAATCAGACTCAGGATCGATAACAGTTTTAACCAGTGCATTAGAAATATCTGCATTAGTTCTGGGTTGCACTACATTAGTATCACGATTGCAGAAAGCATTACCAAACTCCCAGATCTCTCCTAGATTCATGTCAAGAACCCATGCAAAGATAACATCCTCACCGAGACCTGTAATTGCTTTGAAACGATGATTACCATCGAGCAGACCGTAGATAACCTTGACACCAGTCAATTCATCAATATATTGATACTCTTCGGGCAGCACGATCAGCATCATTTGATCTTTTGTTGCTTCCCATTCTTTAGCAGCGATTACCTTTTGAAACTTTGCAATAGTATCAGCATTAGTAGTCACATCCTTACGGATCTGCAATCCATTTGGATAAGTAACCTCGCCAGTCTTTCTATTAGAAAGAGGTACGCAAGGAGGGTGAATCTGACGGATGTCGATTGCTTGAAGTTGCTTTTTAAGCATCCTTCCATATGCACGACGTTGCCTGCGGTTAAGTGCAGCATTCAGACGATAATAACCACCCTGAGGTAGTTCCGCCATGCTACGATGGTGAGCAAGATTCTCACTATTGAAGAAAAGATTCTCGTTGAGATTTTCCTCTGTGATAATATCAGTGTTTTCAGTCAAAAACTTTTCGTCCAATGCTGTGTATGTCATAGATTTGTAATATCGATAGGGATTGATTGTATTCTGTCTTGAGAGATTCTAACATATTCCGCGTCAGTGTCAATGCCAATAAACTTTCTGTTAAGTTTTACCGCAGCGACACCAGTAGAACCAGAACCCATGCAATTATCTAGTACAGTTTCACCCTCATTTGAGTAAGTTTTGATCAACCACTCCATCAAAGGCACGGGTTTTTGCGTAGGATGCACTTGCTGTTGTGCGCTAAAATCTCTAGAGATGTTAACAATCGACTTAGGATAGCGTGTTCCTTTGTTCTCAAAGGATTTACGCGGTTTCATACCATAACCATGGTCATTCTTGCGACCCACATAACCCTCAGGATTCTTACTAGTTCGTGCGTATGGTTCTCCTTTTTCCATCTGTGGATTATATGTTCCGCCTGCTTCTTTGTAGAAGATCAGTATATTTTCATGCGTCTTCATTGGTCGCTTCTTTGCTAGTCCAGGACTGCCACATTTGTTCTTATTCCACACCAACTCATAGCGAAACCAATCTAACTTAGAGCAGATCAATTGTGCAGAGAATGGTTGTGATCCAAACAGGATAATCACTCCCTTAGGTTTCAGTATTCTATCGTATTGTGCCCACATTCTATCAAAATCTAATATTTCATCCCACTTGATGCTAGTGGTGCCATAGGGTGGGTCACAACAGATAAGATCGATGGAATTATCCTCAATGTTATCCATCAAGGAAAGGCAGTCGCCTGTGTGTAACTCAAAGGAACTCATAACCCTCATGCTGTGTTAGTTTTTTCTTTACTGATTCTTTATAACATCCTACCAGAAATTCGTATGCTTGTCTATGATCACGTTTGACACTGACAGTGTTATCACTCCACTTAATTTGGAAGGGTAAGTTATTACCATTTGGAGTAAGTTTGTTCAGAGTCTTGAGAGATGTTAGATGAACTTCATTATTGTTTTTGTTAATTGACAGGATATAATAGTCGCGTCCATTATCATCGTACCGAGCACTTTCTAATGCTTTTTGAAACTGTTGCCACCTTCTACCTTTCTTGACTACATCATCCTCACTCAACTTAGTCAGTGCCCAGAGAATAGCAGATTTAGAGGAGAAGTTATCAGCAGCACCATAACTAGAGGATTTAATGTTAAATGGATACCCGAAGATCTTCACATCCCACCACCATCGTGCGGGAGGTTCTTCGATATTTTCCTCACCATATTTATCGATGAGGAGTTTAATCAACGTAGTTTCATCAGCGATACTGTTAACACGTCCATCCTCATGATCTTCAGCGATGTCAATTTTGATTTGATTGAGGTACTTTAGAACCTCTAGTAATTTTTCGGGAAACATGATTGAATTAAAGAGAGACTTACGGATCAGCAGTATGCAAGAGGAGGAATACCCTCCATGAAGATCTGATTGACCACATTTTGCAGACGCTGAGCAATAGCGTTGCCCATTTTGTAACCTGTTGGCATAGTTACAATGCCCTCACATTTCTTGTAAAGGTGAAACGCACCAGCAGGGATGCGACCTTCAGCAACAGCAGCGCGGTCATCTTTATGCACACGGATAACACGACCGATTGTCTGTGCCATCTCAACGATGGGCAGATTACGGAGGAGGATAGTGTGAGTCAGACCAGGAACATTGATGCCCTCAGAGAGAATCGAATAGTGGAAGATCACGAACTTTTTAGTGTCATCAGCACCCCAAGTCTGGAGGGTCTGGAAGAACTCTTCACGACCAACTTTTTTGTCATTGATGATAGCACCAAACTTGCTGGTGATATGCATCACGTCGTAACCCTTGCGATAGAAGTAATCAAGGATGTCAGTCTGTCCGAGCATGTTACCCAGAACTTTGCTGGATGGTGCTGCAACCAGAACTTTTGGTTTCTGGAATACATCAAGTTGCTCAAACATATCCTTGAGGTTGTCAGCATCTACCTCGTGTGCGTTGTACTTGTTACGGGTGCGATTGGTCTCGAAAGGAACAACACGAGGGGGAACGATTGCACCTGCTTCGATAAGTTCCTGAGCAGGAACATTGCAGAGCACACCACCCCAAACATCAGTATTGTTCATGCCACGAGCAACACTCACACCACGACCAGTTTTAGGAGTTGCGGTGAAATAGTAGCGGCGCTTAGCATACTGAGCAGTAGCAAAGACGCTAGTGAAAAAGTGCTTACCGCACCCATTGTGTGCTTCATCGAAATAGATAGTGTCAATATTGATGCCACTCTCTACAACACGGTGCAGAGAATGGTAGGTAGTAAAGATGATGCAGGACTCACTAGCAGCACGAGCAGTGTTAGCGAACAGAGCAATTTTGTCTGCTTTAGTTGTGCTGAAGTGATGAGTTTCACCACTGTGAGCGTGGCAAACATGTGTCCAAGTAGCAGACACAAACTCCATGAACTCTTCACACAATTGATTAGCGAGAAGAATACGAGGAGCAACAACAACTGTGGTGCTACCTTGTGCAGCACGAGCGAGCGTGTCTGCGATCATGATATAAGTCTTGCCACCACCAGTAGGCACAATAATTTGACCTGCATTGTTGCTTTGCATAGCATCAAATGCACGTTGCTGATGGGGGCGAAGGTTCATGCGATCTCTTGACTATGAATATAGTATGACATGAAAAAGGACCCCTGTCAAGGAGTCCGTGCCAGTTATGCAGGTGTCACATCCCACTCATCGGTGGGAACCATTGTTTTAATCACATGCTCAACATTTTCGATACCGTAAACAATAACCTCCTGATTAGAAGTGAATCCATTTACTTTTTTTTGACGACGCCATGATACACGCCAGCGATCATTCGGCATAAGTCAGTTCATTAATCACTTCATTTTCACTGCCAAGGATAGCAGCAACCCAGTCATCTTCAGGTGCTTGAACGATGTCATTATCGTCCCAAGAGATGTCAAAGTTCTCATCAAAGTTCATAACCAAATCCTCCTTTTTGAGCAATGATAGTAGAGCGGTGCCAATCTTTCAATTGACGAAGTTTTTTCTTTAGGCGATGCATTTCTTCCTCAGTATAGAGGAAAGGATCTTCATTGCCTTTTTTGATTGCATATTTCAGCAACTTGATGTCTTTCTTCATCGATATAAATCGGTTAGATGTAGTTTTTCTACGATTGCCTCAATCTCTGACATCTTTTCAAGATACACAGATTGTTCAATCAGATTATCACGGTAGTAACGTTTTTGCAAGTTTGAAACGTACATGAAAAGTGCATCCTTTAGGATCATTTTTTCTTCTTTGTTAAGAATTGCAGTGTGTAAAAATTGCATCCTAATCTACTCTCCTCATTGTTTTGAGGTAATCAAGTACATACTCACGAACGTACATTAGTTCATGATAGCACTTTTGATTGTGAGCACATTGACGTAACTTAGGATCTGGTTTGAGGACTGACTCTATAAAAAGATCGAGTCCCCTATTAAACTTTACGTCTTGAGATTCAGAGTCGAAGTCCATTCGATTAAATTGTTATGCTTGAGTGGTGTAATCTAAATCATAGTCTATCTCAGATGCATCGTCAAACTCCATATCTTCATAGAATTTTTCGATTTCATCATAGTCATTGCCATCCATCATCCTCGTACTCAACTCCACGTTTTCCTTTTTTGTTGTTTTTGGATTGATAATTGTCATTTGAATCTTCTCCCCAGTTTGCTCGATTGGTCCCGCCACGTTGTCGTTTGTCACGGATAGATTTACCAGGCGAGTAGTAACCGCGTTCGGCACCACCACGTCGAAAAGTCTTGCCCATGTCTAAAGATGCTCGGATTTAAGATAAACTATAGAAATATGTATCAGGAATCGGTATCCCGATAAAGGGAAGAGTAATCAAAGTCATCATCTGTCTTTTCAGAGACAGGGTAAACTTGAGTACGCAATTCTTCAAAGCAATAACCGACACCTTTCAAGAAATCTTGAGTCTTTTCAACAACTTCTTCGAGGATGTCTGCTTCAAATTCTTTTGTTGATACAGTTTTATCTTCATCAGTACAGATGAGAGTGAATTGAGGCATTAGTCCTACCGTTGATTACTTCGTAAGCATAGCATAAAAAAACCCCCTATGCAAGGGGGTGTGCCACTTAAGTAATTGGTTACGCTCGATATCGAAGCATCACGACACCAGATCCACCAGTTCCACCAGTGCCGCTATCCTCTCCACCGCCACCGCCACCAGTGTTTGCGCTACCGTTGCCAGGGTTAGTGTTAGGACTCTGGCGACCACCGATGCCACCGCCACCGAGACCACCACGACCCACTTCAGCGTTGGATTCAACTCCACCACCGCCGCCACCTGCTAACCAGTAACTCCTATTAATTCTCTCTCCAATACCAGTAACCTCACCGAATGGATTAACAACACCGAAACCACCATTTCCAGCAAAATCATTATTTCTAGAGTTTTCACCAGGGGCACCAGCGCCACCACCACCGCCTTGAGGATAGTGAGGACCACCACGACCGCTAGCACCAGCATAACCCTGTCCAGCAGTTCCAGAAGCGCCAGCACGAGTGCTCACAGAACCTCCACCAGAACCTCCAGATCTTCCAGTTGCAGAACCCCATGATGCTCCACCACCACCGCCAAGGGCAACAATACCATTAAAACTAGAATCACTGCCATCACTAGCATCAGAACCCGAACTGCCAGACCCAGGACCACCAGGACCCACAACGACTGCATAAGATCCAGGCGAGAGGGTCATATCTCCCTCAGCAGCAGCACCACCACCCGAAGGGAACCCAGGAACGTTAGAACGATAACCACCAGCACCACCACCAGCGCCAACGTCACCACCACCGCCGCCTCCACCGCCAGCGACTACAACATATTGAACACTATCACTTCCCGATGAAACTGTTAAGTTACCATTAGAAGTAAATACATGATATTTCCAACCATCTCCAGGAGTATATTCATCACCACCTGATGCAGTCATAGCAATTGCTTGACCCATACTAATTTGAACCCAAGAGGTTGTAGCAGTATCATAAATTTCTAATTTTGAATCTGCAATGTTAACACCAGTCAGACCATTTACTAAACCAGTTGTTGGTCTCCCTGCAACATTTGCCCATGTGGGAAACACACCACCACCAGAAACAGTTTGCCATGCAGATCCATCATAAACCTCTAATGCAACTTCATCGGTATTATATACTGTTTGACCAGCAACAGGACTACCAGGTCTAGTTGCAGTAGTAACAGAGGGGAATTGAAATCCACCGAGTGCCTGTAAAATACCACTACTAGTAATATTAGTTGCTTGTAGATGATCTACGTTAAATTGACTCATTTTTCAAATAACTCTGTATTGATATTTAGTGAAGCAAGACATATACAGCACTGCTGTAATCTCTTCTGTTTGTATTATTACCGTCTCTAGCACCATCTGCAAATCTATCCATAAAGCATCTTCTAGAGTCATCATAACCATACTGGGTTTGAACATCTTCATCCTGTCCAGATGTAGATCTATGTGAGTCTGTACTAAATTTAGCATCCTGTGCATTATGTAAGTAGAAACTACCTGAACTAGTAAATGCACCTTCACTAATACTAGTATTAGCGTCAGACATTTGCATGAATGTATAATCAGGATTTGCCCATCTACCTCTACCATCCCAAGTTCCTTGGGTACTAAATCCTTCTCTACGAACTCTATCCATTCCAGAACTTCTACCATTAGTCCAGAATCTCTTCCATTGTCTATCATTTGGCACACCATGCCAAAAATCTAGATTTCTATTATTTGACCAATCACTGATATTGTCAACTCCAATATGACGAACAAATGACGGATAATAATCACCAAAGTCAGCAGAAAATTCAGTACCAGTGCTGTTCTGAACTGTTAATCCTCTAGTTGTAGATACAGTGTTTGCAACAGTATCTGATGCATCACCACCAAACTTACCAACAACCATCCAACCTGCACCCTTATCAAAGATGCAATAAATTTGTTGAACACCACCATTAGGAGTGTCAATATAATATAAACCATCAGTTGGTGCTGTTGGTGATGTCTCTAATATTTCTTGTGCATCAGTAGCAGGATTTGATTGTGTTCCTTTAGCACCACTACCAGCACCAGCGCCACCTACTGCATTCCAACCATTTGAGAGATATACTTCAAACTTATCTTCTTCTGTATTATATCCATAACTTCCAATAGAACCACTTGAAGGTTGTGTGGCATTAGTCCATGTTGGAGTGCTAGAACTACCAACAGAAATCCATGCAGAACCTGATTTAAGATTTAATGCACCCTGTGTATTATTCCAAATTAATACACCATCTGCAGCAGAATTAGGTCGCGTACCCTGATCATATGAAGGTAACTGCAATTGACCTGTTGTTGCTACATACCCAGACGCAACAACTCTTCCAGCAGTTATAGAACCAACAGTTAATTGTGACATAGTTCGATATTACCTTATACTGTATTTAGCATTTAACCGTTGAATCCAAGCAAATATACGGTCTCACTACTTTGAGGAGAACTAGTAGCAATACCAGGTCCAGTCTGTCTAGAACTACCCATTCTCTGACTTGAAGAACTTGAGTGGAAATCAGCACCCCAATAACTCCAGAATGTTTGTGAGGGGTTAGATCCTCTCCAAGAGTCCATTTTACCACTACCTAAGTTTCCATAATAGGCACATAATGATTGCGTATCATCATCAGATTCGGTATTGATACCCCAAACTGCAAATCTGTCAGGTTGTTGACTACTATTTGTTTGCCAAGTACCACCAGAAGCACTTAAAGTTCCACTATAACCACCACTATTACCAGTCAATGTATTAACAGCAGGAGTCGTATATCCCGAAGCATTACTATTATGGACGTTGTTCGATGCACAGATATCATCAATTGCAAGTAAGACGTTATGAGTTGTATTATTCATTGTCTCAACTAAATCATAAACAAGATACTTAGAGTGCGTGTTTGGATCTGTTAAATCACCGTTTCCAGAAACAAGAGCAACCTTAGTTATACCCTCCATAGTGAAATAACCATCATATAATCCTTCACCATCTCCAAAATTAGTTCTACCACTTGCACCAGTGCTGCTAGAAGAAATACTTCTCCAAGTACCACTACCAGGATCACCTAAGGAACTAGCAGAACGATCCTTTGCTCCTTGCGTCATCATGAGAATCTGCCAAGTAGCAGGATTATATGCGGTTCCTAATAGTTGCCACTCTGGAGTACCAGCATCATTAACATTATAAACTTCTAATTGTTGAGTCTCTATATTATATCCAAACTGCCCAACTTGTAAATTTGATGATGGTCTCCCTGCAACATTTGCCCATGTAGCAGTTGCTGTATCACCACCACCTAATTCATTCCATTGACCACCACTCCAAATTTGAATCTTACTATCAGTAGTGTTCCAAATCATAGTTCCATTAGGAACACTACTAGGTCTCTGTGCCGTAGCATAAGATGGCAATCTAAAACCTTCAGTTGAAGAAAACGTATTGATTGATTGTAAAGTCCCTGAAGAAGTTACGTTAGTTACATTTAACCTTGGCATTTCAACTCAGTATCAGTATGCTTTTAGTATTTATCACTTCACCCACCACCACAGTGGCACCGTGGTAATTGCACCATTGTTTCCTGCATCTTGTGTAGCAGAGTTAGCAGCACCACCCCAATTAACGTTGTCATCATTACCAATCTTCACCGAAATATTACCATCAATATCTTGTCCTGTGCAATCAGTGTTGGCACCCTGTTGAGGTATTGCAAATGTTCCATCAACATCAGCACCAGATCTAGATGCGTAAGTTGCACTTCTACCAATACGGAACCATTCAAACTGTTGACTAGGATTACTTATTGCAAACCAAACATCAAAGAATCCATTTGTTGGTGCTTGATTACCACCAACTAATCCATAACTATAATCGGCAGTATCAGTTCTACTATTAGTATAACCATAGTCACTGAAATTATTATATTTGTGATTAGGATTATTGTAAGAATATTTGAGATTGTAACTACTATCAAATTTTCTCATCGAACATCTTTGAACATTGGGATTAGTACCATTAGACAGATAATATCTCACATTACCTGCTGCTGGTGCCCACATTTCTTTGTAAGTAATAGGATTATTCCATCGATAATACCAATCTGCTGATGCTTGAGCACCTAATGTAGTTTCAATATTATTATTTGATGTCACTCTAAACTCAGTGATTGGCATATCAGCAAAGTTGCATGATGGTTGATAATCTTGTGCTCCGCTTGGCAAAATAGTGGCATCAGTTGTAATAATATTTTGCCCATCACCACCCCATCTATATCCTTCCGTGAATGATGCGACTAACATCCATCCACTATTACCATCCTGATCTTGAGTATCAAAGTCACAAAAAACTTGTTTTAATCCACCAGAAGTATTAATCCATCTTAAAGATTTTCCACTGGTAACAATACCATCATCGAATAATTGTCTTGCTGAACTTGCAGCAGTTTCTTGAGTTGTTCCATCATTCGATGCACCCTTTGGCATATCTACCCAAGCAGTGCCATCATAATACTCAGCATTACCAGTTGTAGTATTATATCGTATCATCCCTGCTGTAGGTGATGCTGGACGTTCTGCAGTTGTTCCTCTAGGTAGAGTAAATTGTGCTCCAGGTGTAAACTCTAAAGAACCACTTACGTTTAGATGAGCACCCGCAGGCATATCAATCGTAAAGTCTTTCCAGTCTGGACCGTGTAGATTGTCAGTGTTAAGTGTGCTCATTAGTTTTTCTTCATTAAACCCCAGTTCATGACCAGCATATAACCATTGGATGCACCAAAGTTATTACCGTATAATCTCCAGTATCTATATTTAATACCTCTAGTAACAATAGGATGCCATTTATCTGAATTGTTAACTGTATTTGAATAAACGTGACTACCTTGATTATAAATCAGATAACCATCATTAGTTCCAGTTCCATTGTGATATCTCCACTCTGCAACATCGGTCCAGTTACTGTTATCGTTTGATCCTTGTACCCAGTTTCTATTAGACCAGTGATTGTCACCAGGATAACCAATAACCCAGGTATAATCGAACGAAGTTTCATTACCAGCACCCAAATCTACAGAGATCCAGTTAGTGCCACCTTGCTGTTGGATGCCATATGTGGGCCAATCACTTGTCGTATTTCTATCAACAGCGTCAGCAACATTTCTTGGATTACTACTACCCTGACCAGAACTTGTATTGTTAGACCAACTAAAAGAAGTAGCGTCTCCTAAAGGACCAGATGGTGTGAGATAGTTTGTATAATCACCTGCTTCAATCGTTAGAGGTGTGTTATCTAAGTATATAAAAAGTCTTTCACCAGTATTACCACCGCCACTACCTGAGTGCGGTTCAGTTTTATTAAGGATGCCACCATAGTTACCAGTGGAGTCAATCTGACCCCAATACATGCCACTGCTCCATACAGTACCATTATTACCTAAAGTAACAATGTCATGAGATTCACCACCACCATTATTATGTTGGAAGTTCATTGTTTCTCCAACTTTACCAGAAGATCCTGCAACAGGTGTTACTGAGTAAGTTGCGTTGGTGCTTGCTGCCCAGTTAGCATAATTATTCAGCAGAGATCCTAACCAAGTGTCAATATTTGATGCGTTTCTATCAAATCTCCAACGAACATATGGTCTCTGATCACTCGTAAATACGACTGCGTTCCAATCAGTATTTGCAATAACATCATCATATGCAACAGCAGTTACACTATTATCAGATACCCTTACATTACCAAGTGCTTTATATGTTGGACTTCTAGCATCACCAGTTGCATCAAAAACATATACTAGACGTTCATCAGGCAGTGTAGAATCACCACCTCCACCAGTTGGTTGTCCTGTTTCTTCATAGGATCCCCATGCACCATTTCTATAAAGTTCAATCTTATTTGTATCAGTATTAAATCTAAAAAATCCTGTAGAAGGACTACCAGGTCTCTGTGCAGTAGTACCAGTTGGTAGTTGAAATGCACCTGTATTTGCAGCAAGATCCAACACACCATTAACTCTAAAGGTATGACCGCCAGGGATCGTAACCTGCTCTAGAGTTGCTGAGATTCCTTTTAGTGTTGCAGTGGTAACTCGACTCATTTTGTGAGGTGCTTATAGTTTATATTTAGATAGAGAACCAAGTAGTACCTGTCCAGATCTCCAACTTGCTAATAGTTGTATTGTATCTAATACTTCCAGGATAAGCATCAGCAGGTCTCTGTGCAGTAGATCCACTGGGAAGAGGAATGTGTTGTTGTTGGTTAACTCTTAGATCACTTGCTAATCTTAATCTACTACCAGCATCTAAATCTACTGTAAAATTGGGTGAGTTTCCTTGTATTGATCCAACATTTAACATCAAACTACACTCCAAGAACCACCACTTTCAACAGTGACAGTATAACCGTTACCAATAGTAATAGGACCAGAACTCATACCATTAGCAAATTCATCACCAGCGGTAGGACCAACTGTAATATTTTCTGCGATAGTATTTGGATTTGTTCTGATAATACTATCCGTGCCTAATGCAGGACCACCACCAGAAACTGCCGACCATCCTGCACTACCAGTTCCATCATCTGCCTTATAGATTTCAGCAGCGTCAGTATCAGTATTAAAACGAATTGTACCAGGCGATACACCTGTAGGTCTCTGTGCTTGAGTACCTACAGGTAACCTTAAAACACTATTTGTATTAAGGAAACTTAAAGTGGTTAAGATTGCTTCTGTTGCTGTGGAAATTTGATTTCCACTAATTCTTGAAATTGCCATATGCTTGCAGTGTCCTCCGTATTATTTAGATAGGCAGTTCAAGAATATGAACTGTATCAGTTGATAAAGGTGCATCACCAGACGCAAATACAATATTTGCACCACTACCATCCATGGTGTAATTAGTACCTGCAATCTGTGCGACACCATTCAAGAATACCAACACAGAATCATCTGTATGTTGAATACCACCAGCGTATGTAGTTACAGCAAATGTCAGTGTTGAACCATCACCAGTGTATGTTCTAGTAATATACTTATCAGAACCAACGCCACCTCTACCAGTAACAACTAAGTCACCATCAACTCTTACACCACCATCTACGTTAACCCTGTAAGAATTATTAGGAGCAGTGCCAATACCGATAATTGTGCTGTTGTTGTAAGAACTAATATTAATGTCACCAGTATCCGTGAGACCAAACTCCTTCCACGCTCCATTGTAGTATATCCAACCAAGCGACTTGCCAGGTGTCCAGTTGATGTTATAAACAAGATCACCATCAGCAGGGGTATCGTATCCTGTGATATTAGCAAAACTGGGGAGTCCATTTGCATCTTCAGGTGCTAGTAAGGTTTGTTTAATTACCGTACCATCCTGGTTGTAATAGGAGATCTTTCTTGCTTGAATATTACTTGTGAATGTAGTCAGACCTTGGAAAGTAACGGGACCAGCGAAAATAGATTCCAACTGGTTAGATGCACCACCGATAACGGTGAGTTTATCAGTAAGAACCAACTCAGAGAATGTTTCAATGGTTGTATTTTCTTCACCAATAACGTTAAGTTGTGCAATATCTTCGTTTGTAATCTGTCCAGTAACAGGGTTAATAACCTGGTTACCAATAAACAGGTCACCATTAGAGTTCAGACCAGAATAGAATGAAACTCCACCTTCTTCCTTGATAGATTGTGAGAATCTAACCTGCTCAGGAGTTAATGTTTCTACCTGAGTCTGAGGGAATGCAGTCGAGTAGTTACCAGGACCGAAACCAAGATATTCAAACGTATGGTTACCAGATCTCAGGATTGAGTGCCTTCTAAACTCAACGTTGATAGGTGCAACTGTGCCATCAGTGTTTTGTCTAATGTTAATCTTTCTTGTTTCTTCATCACCAGAACGTGCAGTCAGTTCAATATTAGAAAGTCTCTGATTAACAGAATCATAGTTAGGTGTAGTACCTGGTTGTGTCCAACCAGTGTCAGTTAATAAGAACTCAATACCTTCCTTAGTGATAGATCTCTTAGGATCTTTTGCTGGTGTAGGTGATGCACCATCGGTAGCATTTACAAGACCGATAGTTTCATTGTCAGCGACGGATACCGCAGCAATAGGGTCAGCAACAGGGTTGTCTCTGTCAAACGTAGGATAGACTTCGTTGACGTTTTGAGAGAACTTCCTGTCGTTGAAGTTAGAAGTGCTAGGTGTAATAGATGCACAAAGCAGGGTAAGGTAGTAGATTCCATCGGCAACACCTCTTTCAAATTTCTGAACAATTTCAATATCATAGATGTAGAAACATCTTTGAAGATTGTATGATGTTGTATCACTATTCAGAGGTTGTAATACGAAACCACTGATAGGATCTCTAGGCAGAGGATTAGTCTTATCCTTGTCAATTACATAACGAACACGATATGTTCTGTCTTGTAAGTCACGAGGGTCAGGAATTCTCTTAAGGAATGTAGTAGGGGTGAAGTTAACAGTATTGTATTGTGTATTAGTAGATAGTGATGTATAGATTGCGTTATCGGTAGAATCTACAGAGAGATACCAACCACCAACAGAACCAGCAACACCATTGATTGTGTAGGTTGCACTATCAAATTGAATAGGAGATCCAGTTG